TGTTGCTGGTGATGATGGCGGTTCCGGAGGCGGAGGAGCAAATGGAGCTGGCGGTTCAGCAAGTCCATCAGGACAAGGAAATGACGGAGGAACTTCCTCCGCAACAGCCGGAGGAGGAGGAGGAGGCGGAGCCGGAGAAGTAGGGGCAAACACTTCCAATGGAGACATAGGAGGAGATGGCGGAGATGGGTTAGGGTGGTTTGACGGAAATACTTATTCCGGTGGAGGCGGTGGCGGAGGAAACATTACACAGGGTTCCGGTGGAGCTGGAGGCGGTGGAGATGGGGCAAGAGCAACACCTGGAGAGAGCGGAACACCCAATACAGGAGGTGGTGGAGGCGGAGGTTGGGGTGGAACGACAAATGGAGGAGCTGGCGGGTCTGGAATAGTTATTGTTAGATACAAAGTTTAGATTTGGATACAATGAAAATTAAAAAAACTAAATTTATAAAAGATATATTTGCAATGTTGGCAGAAGAAATAAACAATGTTTTGCCAAATGAGGATGAATATCTTGATTATTTAAGGCGAACAAAAGCTTATATAAATATAAGGATAGAGCACATTATAAATATAAAAACAAACAAAAAATAAACAAAAAAACAAAGGAGGAATATATGTTAGGATTTATAGGGCTTATTTTTAGCGGTAAATTTTTAATAGGATTAGGAATAGGGTCTATATTGGTATACTTTTTTAAACCTATAATAGATTCAGGAATAAAAAAGATAATAAAAAAGAATATTTAAAATAATATCATAAAAATATGCCAGAAAACTTCTCAATAAAAAAACTATTAGATTTTAGCCCTATAGGATTTTATAAAGTTATAGGGCTATCAATTAAAGCAGGTGTTATTGTTCTTGTAATTTTTGGAGTATTATGGATAAAAAATATATTATTTCCCGCGCCTTCATCAAATGTTAATCAACCCGAAATACATGTTGCTACCGGCGGAACATTAAACTATGCGGTAACGCAACAGGCAGAAAAGAAACGTGCTTGGTGGATACCTGGCCCATTTGTAGAGCTATTCGGACAGATGGATAGCGACAGCGGCAAAGATGTAACAGTAGGAACAAGATTTGGAGCGCGATGGGAATTTTGAATAATTTTAAATAACCCCAAACGCGGAGCTGGGTAACCGCGCACTTGGCTCCGCGTCCCCCCGCCAAATAAGGTTTACAATCTTTAATAAAATTATTTTATAAATTCAAAAAATAGTTATTGACAATATGCTTGTTTAGTGATAATATGAAATTACAACGAAATAGGGAGGCAAAAAGTGAAACAGAACGGATACATAAAAGGTAATAAAGCAGGATTTAAAAATCCTGCTGTTTTTTTGCTCACGGGTCTTTTTGCCTCCCAAGACAAAAGTGAAAGAACTCCGTTCGCCCGTGAGCAAAAATTTATACCAACCCCAGAATCAAATTTCAAAATCCAATATAGACGTTATTTAAGAATGTTAACTATTGCATGTTTACAAGGGCATATCACAAGGTATCGGTTTGCTACAAAAATGGAAAAATTATGTTATTTAATTTTGAAGTGGTGAGAGCTTTTCATCAAAGCTCAGAAATCAGAAAGCGGAAATCAGATGTGCCTACCCACACGGGCTCCGCAAGCAAAGGAAACATCGAGGGGGCATATGATTGTAAGGGGTTGATGACCTTTATATTTCATATGCTCCCGTAACAAAAAGGAGAAAAGAAATGGGTAAAGAAATAGTAAAAAAACCAAGTGTGTTAGAACTTATGGCAACAAAATACAATTTAGATCAGGTTACATTTTTGAATACTATAAAGGCAACCGTAATTAAACCAGGTAGGGATGGAAAGATAGCCTCAAACGAAGAAATAGCGGCATTTTTAATGGTAGCAAATAAGTATAACCTTGATCCATTTACAAATGAAATATATGCCTTTCCAAGCAAGGGTGGTGGAATAGTGCCGATAGTAGGCGTAGATGGGTTCGTAACAATAATGAACCGCCAGCCGGATTACAACGGATATGAAATGACCTACAGTGATGAAGATAAAACTATGGACGGTGGGAAGTCCTGCCCCGAGTGGGCCGAGGTTAAGATATACCATAAAGACCGAGACCACGCAACCATAGTAAGAGAATACTTAGATGAGGTATATGTTCCTGCAAGAAATAATTACCCTGGGCCATGGCAGAGCCACACCAAGAGAATGTTAAGGCATAAGGTTCTCATACAGGGTATAAGGGTAGCGTTCGGAATAACAGGTATCTATGACCCAGATGAAGGGGACAGGATACTTGACGCACAGGTAATAGATAGTAAAAACAATACAGGAATACCGGCCCCACAACAAAAAAAAATATTACCACCCAATAGTCCAACACCTGAAATAGCCCAACAAGAAAATAAACCAACAGGTGATTTGGTTAATCATTTTATCGGAGAAATAGAGAAGTGCACGACAAAAACAGATCTCGATCAACTAGCAGAAGAAATAAAGCCAGAAGCATCTAAACCCTCAAAGTCTGATAAAGATAAATTAAATGATAGTTTTGCAGTTACAAGAAAGGTTATACAGAAGAAGAAATGAAGATATTTATAGAACAAAAAAACGACGGTATTAATTTCTTTAGGGGCATAGTTAATGGATTTATAATAGCAATGCTTATGGTTCTTCTCGTTCTTTATGCGAGAGTGTTGTATTTAATAACTATATGGTTTTTGGGGGGATTAAAATGAGAGAGATAAAATTTAGGCAACCCATATTTGATAATGGCAAGTTTATAAAGTTTCATTATTGGGGAACATTAGACAAAGGTTTATCTTTTATTGCCCCCATAACAGGAAAAGGCGATGACATTAGAAAAAGTCAAGAATATACAGGACAAAACGACAAAAACGGTAACGAGATTTGGGAAGGAGATATTACCAATATGGGAGTAATTGAGTTTCAAAATAATCTAAATTGGGATGGCGGGGGTAGCGAACATTCTGGATTTTATTTTAAAACCTATGAAGATTGTGGAGATTTGGAATGGTATGATTGCTTAATAGATTGTGAAGTAATCGGAAACGTCTGGCAAAACCCGGAACTTAATCCATGTCCCAAATAATAAAATTTAACGAAGAATTACATCAATATACGGTAGACGGCATAATCCGTCCATGTGTGACTGATATAATTTCTGCGGGGGGGCTAAATGATATTTTTGGTAAAGTTAATAAAGAAATACTGGAGGCCGCCAGGGTAAAGGGTAAGTTCGTTCACTTAGCAACAGAGTTCTACGACCTTGGAACTCTTGACGATGCTACTGTCCATGAAACCATACGGCCATACCTCGATTCTTGGATTCGGTTCAGAAAAGATACAGGGTTTAAGCCACAAGTTATTGAGGAAATGGTCTTTTCTAAGAAATATGGATACGCGGGAACAGTAGACAGGATAGGCCTATTCAACAATGTAAAGACTGTTGTAGATATTAAATCAGGCGAATTAACGCCTGCGGCCGCCCCCCAGACATCAGCTTATCTTAATGCGTATAATGAAGATAAATCCCCCAAAGATAAAGCAAAAGATAGATTAATAGTCCAACTGCGTAAAGATGGCACATATAGACTGCCTAAAAAGAGCTTTTATAGTAAAGATGATTTTTCAATTTTCTTGGCATGCCTTGCAATCCGCAACTGGCGGGCAAGACATGGAAAATAAAAAGGAGGAAAGTATGGAGAATAAAGATTTAATAACATTAGAGCCAATTGATCCAAAACAGGCAGAGGGATCGATTACAGAAGCAACAGGTATTCTTGAGAAGGCAAAACAGTATGTAATAAAAACACAGGAAGATTATACTCATATCGCCGAAAGCCTAAAGATTATAAAGGGTAAGATTAAGCTTATCACGGAAAGACAGAAAGCGCTTACTTCCCCTATAAATATCGCCAAGGCGAGGGTTCTCGACCTATTCAGGCCTGCCCTTGAGGCTTATTCCGCGGCTGAGGTAGTGGCAAAGCAGATTATGAAGACATGGGATGATGAGCAGGATAGGAAGATTGCGGAACAACAAGAAAAGTTACGCAAGGAATCCGAGAAAAAGGAACAAAAAACAAAAGAAAGGCTTGAGGAAAGGGCTAAGAAAGCGGAGGCTGAAGGTAATACTGATAAAGCGGATGAGTTGAGGAATAAAAAAGAAGAGGTTAGTATCCAAGCACCCGTTATCGCGCCCAGAGAAAAGACAGCAGGTATTCATTATAAGGAAATATGGCGCGCGGAGGTCATGGATAAAAATATAGTGCCTATTGAGTGGCTTATCCCTGATCAGAAAGCATTAGATAAACACGCCGTGATGAGCAAGGGGCAAATTCCGATTCCAGGTGTAAAATTTTTATCTGAGCGCGTGTTATCGAGTCGTAGTTCATAAAGCTCTTCTTGGTAGGAGAGTAACTAAGGGTGCATACAATGCCACAAATAAGTCTAAGTCCAGCCGAATTAGAACTTGTACTGAAATTAATCAATGAGGAAAACCAAAAGGCAAAAGAAGCTAATTACAAAATAATATTAAAAAACATCATCGATAGAGTTAAAAGGGTTGTAGGGGAATAATGGATCTACCAACCAAAGAAGAACAGAAACGCATATCTAAAACAACGCAGAGATTTCTTAAAAGACGAAAAGAGTATATTTCTTTTAATGGTTTTGCTTTTACTAAATCGCAAAAATTGCCTACTGCCCCCAAAATGAGGCGCAGATGCGCGTAAAAGAGAGGAGACAAAGATGAAAATAGATGCAGAACATGTAAGACTTGTGGATATTTCAAGGGTAGTTATAAAGCTTAGAAAGAAGGATGTGGCAAAGTTGTTAGAACGTGGCGAGGTACACTTTTCTATACTATTGGATGATAAAAGTTAATGCGCGTAAAAGATTTAAAACCTACTGAAGAAACCATAGGCAAAGGGGGAATATATGAACAGAAAAATGATATGCAAGGTATTAGAAAAGAAACATATTGAATTTTTATCTACTATTACAGACGACACCGTTAAAAGGCTTGTGGCTAAAAATTCTATCGTTACTGGAGGATCAATAGCTTCAATGCTATTAAGAGAACCAATCAAAGATTTTGATTACTATTTTACTAATAAAGAAACCTGCGTAGCGGTTGCTAAATATTATGTGGATCGCTTTAATGAGGCGCACCCAGATAACACTTATTTAACTACTACAAAACTTACAAAGCCTACTGTAGAAGTTGACGGAGACAGAGTTAAGGTTATCGTGCCTTCTGCCGGCATAGTGGGAGAAGGCGATAATAGCGGATATCAATATTTCGAGTCTTTACCAGACGAAGTGGGCGAGGGATATGTTGATAAAGTAACTGCGGCAGACGATATAATCGCTGAAAAGATGGAAGAGATTGATAAAGAAAAAGGGATATGCAGGCCTATCTTTATGTCTTCAAACGCGATAACGCTATCACATAAAGTACAGTTAGTAATAAGGTTTTATGGTGATCCAGAGGATATCCACAAGAACTACGATTTTATTCACTGTTGTAATTATTGGCGTTCAGAAGATAGAAAGCTTGTTTTACATCCTGCCGCGCTTGAGAGCTTGCTATCTAAGCACTTGTCTTACCAAGGATCTCTTTACCCTTTATGTTCCGTTATCCGGACACGCAAATTCCTTAAAAACGGATGGTACATAAATGCAGGGCAATATTTAAAAATGTGCTTTCAGCTAAGCGAGCTTGATTTATCTAATATAGATGTATTAGAAGAACAACTCACTGGGGTTGATGCAGCATATTTCCATCAGGTTATAGAGTATTGTAAAAAGAGACAAGAAGAGGACGGCGAGTTTAAGATTACGGCTCCCTACCTTGTAAGCATTGTTGATAAGATATTTGGTTAAAACTATGAACAAAGAGATTATGAAACAAGCAGGATTTAGAGACCAAGTCAAACTAGTAGAACAGGGGATCTGCCCATTCTGCAAGAAAAAGGTTAAGATGGAAGATTTTAAGGATAGGCTGTCTGTTAAGGAGTTTAAGCTGTCCGGACTGTGCTTAAAGTGTCAAAATAAAGTTTTTGGGGTATAATGGTGTGGCAAACCCCCTTAAAACAGTGTGTTTTTGGCGTTTTTTATGAGCCAGAATTGATTTTTATTAAAAAGACAATGAAATATACCCCTAAAATAAATAAGGGCCTTAAAAGGGCTTAAAATGACACAAAGAGAGCAATTAATCAATCTATTTATAACTCATCCAAATCAATGGTTGTCTCTTCCAGAGATAATGGATGTTGCAGGAGCCCAGTATAATGCTAGAATACATGAACTAAGGTGTGGGTATAGATGTAAACCGATGAACATAAAAAACAAGACAGCAAACAATATTATAGCTGGTGTAACAATAAAGAATAGCTGGTATATGTATGTCCAGGAAGAAAAACAATTAGAATTTTAATTAATGCTTGACAAAATAAGTTATTTATGGTAAATTTTAAATGTTTAAAAAATGGGGGAAGCAAATGACTGGTAAAACAAAAACTGACCGACAAGAAAAAGAAAACTTGTCGGATTTTTTACACCTACGCCCTGCTGGCTTCTCCCAAGAACTAAGAGATGGTTTAGTCGCCTCTCACAGCAGGGCTACTTTTATTATTATTACCAAACATAAATTTATTATATAGGAATTGTATGAGCAAGCGATTTACAGATACTAATAAATGGGGTGACGGGTGGTTTTGTGGTTTGACTAAAGAAAATAAGTTAATATGGTATTATGTGTTAGATGCTTGTACAAATGGCGGCCGGTGGATAAAGAATTTTAAAATGTTAAATTTTTGTTGCGACACAAAAATAACTGAAAAAGATTTTAATGATATATTTATTGGACGCGTTGTTGAATTTAAAGACTTTTTCTTTATACCAAAATTTTTACGTTTTCAATATCCTAGAGGATTAAACTCTAACAAACCCGCTATTATTTCTGTAAGAAATGAGGTTTTGCAATATAATTTATTGGAAATAATTAAAAAAACATTAGGTAATGATTACTTAATCGTTAAAGACAAGGATAAGGATAAAGACAAGGATAAGGATAAAGACAATAGGGGGTTTATTAAGGGGGAATTTCCGTATCTAAAAGATAAATATTTTATTGATGTGTTTGATAGCTTTATTTCCATGAGAAAAACCATTAAGAGGCCGGCTACAGATAAAGCACAGGAACTTATTTTAAAACATCTTCACACAAAACCAATAAATATAGCCATTCAAATGTTAGAACAATCTATAATAAACTCATGGCAAGGAGTATTTGATTTAAAGTCAAATTTTAATAAAGGAGTAAAAAGTGGATATACAAGACACAATAAAGACGATAGAAAAAAAGTACTCGACTCAATCGGAACAGAAGTATAGAGTTAAATGCAGATTATGTAATAAAGATTTTATTTCACAGTATATTGGAGACGTGTTTTGTAGTCCTGATTGTAAAACTAAATTTAATTCTAAACAAAAAGAACAGAAAAAGGTGTTTTTTGCTGATATTGAAATAAAAACACAAATACCATTAAAGTATCACAATATAGAAACTGATAAAACAGAAATATTAAACATGTCTATAAACAAAAACTTATTTATAACTGGAAGCGTGGGAACAGGCAAGACCGTGTTTGCGGCCTCAATAGCCAAATATTACATAAAAAATGGTGAAAATGTTTTGTGGATATCTTATCCTAATTTTATTATGCAGGTTCAAAATAAATATAGCAAAAATGATCAGTCGGAAACTGCTTATGATATTGCAGAAAAAACAGCTTTTTATGCAGGATATCTGGTGATTGATGATTTGGGCGCAGAAAAATTAACTGATTTTGTAAAACAAATAACATACTATATACTCAATACACGTGAGCAACACTGTTTGCGTACAATAATAACATCAAACTTTTCTCTAAGTGATATAAACGATCAGATAGATGAGCGCATATCTTCAAGAATATTGGGAATGTGCGATGTTTTAAAGTTTACAGGACAAGATAAGAGACAAACGGATTGGAGGGTTTAAATATGTTTAATAATAACGCAAATATGCCATCAAGCTATGTTAACAATTCACAAAAAAACAACGCTATTTCAAGAAAATGGGGATTTAAAGATATAAATGCCTGTGAGTCTTTGGAAATAGCAAGACGTTATATAATACAAATATTATCAAATCCTGTTGTATGGGGTACATTTACCATATCCCAGGCAAATTATTTTTTATCTGTTCTTGAGTTTGAGGCTGGGTGGATACAGGGAAATTTTTGTTCATATATGGATTTTTGGGGAGGTCAAAGCGATAAAGAAGAAAATGTAAAAAAAGCTGATAAGCAATCATATTATGATAAAGCGCGCATTTACCTAAATACAATAATAAACCCTATTGATAACTCTGGAGTAATCTGATGGAAAACACAATTAAAAGAATATTAGCTGAAGAGTTAGGTTTTAAGATAGATAAAATTTTGCCTAACATGAATTTAATTGTAGACTTAGACATGGACAATTTTGATAGAATTGACATAATGTCGCGTATTGAGGAAGAGTGTGGGGTATCAATACCACACAAAGCAGAAATAGATACAGTTCAAGATATAATTGATTTTTGCAGAAAAAGCGATCATGACATAAATAAAGGAACAAAATAATATGATATTTATAGGTATTGATCCAGGATTATCAGGTGCTATAGCTGTTATTGATGGTTCAAATATTGACCTTATAGACACTCCAATAATAAAAATAGAAAAAGGAAAAACTCCTAAAGGTAATGTAAAAATAAAAAATAAATATAACCTATGGGTAATGTGTGAAATTTTAAAAAAACAAAAACAATTCGCTGATTGTAAAGTTTTTATTGAACGTGCACAGGCAATGCCTAAGCAAGGAGTATCTTCTATGTTTTCAATTGGTTATGGATTTGCTGCTTGGGAGATGGCTTGTGTTGCCCTAAATATGCCCTATGAAATTGTGGGGCCGAAAACATGGCAAAAAGAGTTTGGTATAGCGGGAAAGCACACAAAAGAGGAATCGTATATTAAGTGTTGCCAGCTTTATCCTGAACAATCTTGCAAATTAAAAACTGTTCGTGGCAGGATAATAGATGGTAAATCAGACGCATTGCTTATATGCGAGTTTGGCCGGAGAAAGATGAAAATACAGTGAAAAGTAAAATCTATATAACAAACTATTTCCCATATCAGAATTATGATGCTGCCTTTATCCATACTGAATTATCAAATGAAGATGCCAAGAGAGTTATTTTTAATGGTGCTTTCCCTTTGGATAATCTTAATAAGTTATGTTTTGAAATTAGAAACAAGATTGATGGCAGTTCTAAAAATGACCTATTATTATTAACAGGTAAGGGCATAATAGATGGGTTTGTTTTATGGGTGTGGCTTATGAAACATAACGCTGTAAAGGTTTTGACTTACAACGCACAGCAGAAAAAATATTTACTTTTAACATTAAGCGTAGAGGATATGGCGATAGAAAAGAACAGAGGAGCTGGAAAATGAGTGGTAAAAGCGGAGCAAACATAAACCATAACTGGTTAAGGTCATTTTTGCAGTATTTTATCCCCTATAACCAAAGGATTAAAGCTCCTAAATACGAGAGAACGAGAGATTATGTGAGTAGTGGTATTAGACCAAGCAAAGGAAGAACCCCAGGGGCTTTCGGCGGTCCGAGGCATTTGAGATGAGACCCAATTTTTCAGATGGAGTAAGAAATACATGTTGACACAGGCTCCAATGAATGATATAATTTTAGGTGATGAGCAAAGAACAGATTTTTTTGTGCCAATTAATAGGGCTTTTAGTAAGCGTCCAAGAAACTTAACTGTTTTTTGCTCATCCGCTGAACGAAGCCCTTTTTATTTGGGGGAGAATATGCCAAGTGGAATACCTAAAAATGGAATAAATATAGGAAGATTTACAATGAGGCATAAACGAACAAAGACAGTAGATAAAATAATTAAAATTTGCTCAATCTGCAAGGCTAAATTTTTTGTCTATCCTTCACAAAATCATCGAGTTACTTGTTCGCTTGAATGTGGGCATATTAGTCAATCAAAAAAAACGTCTAAAAAAAATAATATATGTATAAATTGTCATAAAGAATCACATAAAGAAGAAAGAAGAAAACAAAAGGAACAAAATGAAAACGTTTAGTCCTGAAGTAAAGAGAATTGTGTTAAATGTATTTAATGGGTATTGCGGAGCACCTAATTGCACAAACAAGGTGCACTCAATCCACCATAAAATACAAAATACAAAAAATAATAGAACAAAATACAGATTACTCATTCATTCTGTTTTTAATGCAATTCCACTCTGTGAAAATTGTCATCAAAATAAAAGTCACTTATTTAATATTACAGAAAAAGAAGCACGGATGTACGAGGAATATTTACAAAAAATTAAAGATGGAATTATAAAATGAAAATAACCTATATATCAACAAACATTAATAGATTTACTTTTCAGTCCCCACTATAAATTAAAAAAGGAGGCAACATGAACACGGTTATTGTTTCAGGAAATTTAGTAAAGCAAGTGGAAATAAAGTACACCGCAGATGGCAAGGCAGTCGCAAACTGTTCCATAGCTTACAACGAAAAATATAATAATAAGGAAACGGTGTCGTTCTTTGATGTAGTGTTGTGGGGGAAGACTGCGGAAAATTGCGCAGAGTATTTAGATAAAGGTAGCAAAGTGTTGATAGAGGGTGCGCTTCGCCAGGACTCGTGGGAGAAAGACGGACAGAAGCACTACCGGATAAAGATAATCGCAAGGCGCGTAGAGTTTTTAGGCGGCAAAAAAGGAGATACATCACAATCAGACCAAGGCGAGGCTAAACCAGATGTAGATATTCAATCGGATGCCTCAGAAGACAAATTACCATTTTAGAATAAATATAGCAATGTATAAAAAAATAGGTAAAAGAGTATGAAACCTAAACAGAAGCCTGAGAAGAGATTTGATAGAAAACAATATGAGAAAGAGAATAGAGCTAAGATTAACAAATATAAGCGTGAGTGGCGAAAGAATGATAGATTGAATAATCCCGAAAAAGTAAAAGAGCAGGATATAAGGCATAGAGAATTAAGAAAAGATAAGCAAATTATTATTAATAAGGTTCAATGGGCTGTTGAAAGTGGAAAAATTAAGAAACCGACTAATTGTGAATGTTGTCAAAAACCATCTAATAAATTAGAAGGACACCATAAAGATTATAGTAAGCCACTTGATGTTATATGGCTTTGCCCACCTTGCCACGGATATACTCATAGACTCTGTGATGACTGGGAAGCATACCATAAGGAAGTTACTTCTGAGTTGTTAGAGGCGTGTAAGAAAGCCTTAGGTTTTATAGAGGAATTAGAATATAGGCGTATAGCTAATAATTGGATAGGACTATACAAGCAAACTTTCGCCATAGCTAAAGCGAAGGGGTTATGAAGAAGCCTGAGAAGTTAAGGGAGATAGAAGAGTTATTAAATAGCTTACCCGCTTATCCTGAAACAGAAGATACCTTGAAATTAGTTAAGGTGCAGGAAAGAATATTGGAAATCCTCAAAGACATCCAAGCTCTGATGCCTGATGAGGAAGAATTAGAAGATATAATAGAGAATCACTTTGACGAGATAGGTAGAAATACAAGTATATTAGCCCACGCCATAGCTGAAAGGATGAAGATATGAAACTTAGAGAAATGATAACACTATTGGAAGGAATAAAGGATAAGAATATGGTGGTAGAAAAAGGCTTTGATAGTCCCCATTCTTGGAGAGGAGATTATTACGACTTAGCATTTGAGCCTTGTGAAAATGTTACAATTCAGTCTATGTTGGATTGTGCTAAAAGTGCTGTAGGTCAAACCTACGAAGGATATAAGGGCGATGATTTCACTATGGATGAAGATACAGAGATACATATATCTAATTATGGAACGAGTAATGATTACCTTGGGGAATATTTTATATACTATTTAACTAAAAATTTGAACCTATAACCCCCTGAAAGGATTAGGTTATGAAGTGTCCAGAATGTTCATCAGATATGATATTACGAAATAGCCGATTTGGTAAGTTTTATGGGTGCTCTAAGTTTCCATTATGTGAAGCTACTCACGGAGCACATCCTGATGGTAAGCCTTTAGGATTTCCTGCTAATAAGGAATTAAAACTATTACGAATACGGGCACATAAAAAACTTGAGGAGCAATTTGGTAAATGGGATACCATGACAAAGCAGAAGAAGGGGGAAATGTATAAATGGCTTGCAGGCAATACTCGTTCAGGACATATTGCACAAATGAATGAAAAAGATATAGAGGAATTATTAAGAAAGTTAAACCTACAAACCCCCTGAAAGGATTAGGTTATGATACAAGAGAAATTGAGAGGTATAGTAGTAGACATTTACCAAACAGGTTATAGCAGAAAGAATGGCGAGCAACAAGCCAACGATTATGTCAAGGAAAGAATAGACGCCATCACCAAGCTATTCTTAGAGAGTTTGCCTGATATAGAGGAATTATCTGATTTCTTACACAATAAAATGGATGAATTAAATAATGATGACGATTTTATAACACCGTTTTATATAAGATTAGCCAAAGCAATAACCGACCAAATAACTAAGAGGTGGAGATGCCAGACATAACAATGTGTAGCCCCGAGAGAATAGAAAAAATATGTCGCAAATGCCATAGACTTAATGCGACACCAGATAAATGGCAATCTTACACAAGATTTACACCATTTAAAGACGGTAAGAGTTGCGAGTATTATATGCCACCAAGAAAAGGCGATAGAAGTTTGACCAAATAACACAAATGTGGAGAGAATGAAAACCGATACGCTGACTTCAGGTCAGACATAAGCAAGAAAGGGCGTTAACTGGGTTGATGGCTCTCAATGCTTCGGCTTTAAACAACACAAAGGTGGAGAGGGAAGATGAGGATAGAAATAACAATAGAGGCAGATGAGATTTCTATTAAAAAAGCAATAGCTAAAGGATGGAATAAAAGATTTAGGGAAGATTTAACACACACAGATATAGAAGAAGTAAGTAATAAAGAAGATATTATATCAGCAATACCATATTTAAGCTCTGATGATATAGAAATTGTAGATATTACTTAATACACAAATAAGGGTATGGTTAGATTAAGTTCTTTGAAATGAGCCTGTGACTCTATAAAACGCATTGTAGGAATAGAGACCGTGCATAGAGACCTACAACATAGGCTTTGAGCCGATTTAACGAGTGGTCTCGCAACCACATCCTTATGGGTAATCAGACAAATTTAGCCGAATATCAAGGTATAGGCAGCCTTTAACTGATGGATACCATAAGGCCTACAAGGTGCAACCTTGGTCGGCTCAACTAAATTGCCTTAGCCCTCTGCTACCGAAGAGGTGGCACTTGGTGGATAGGTTTAGGATTTGCGTGTCGCAAGTCGCCTATTTTCAAGTAAAGAGAGAGCGGGCACTAAATTGGGGCGAGTGATGCGTCGGGCATATAATGGTAAAGAGGTAACTCGTAATAGACCGTTCCCATTATGTTGTATTAGTAGGATTAAAACCGTCGCCAGAGCTCACAAATCCTGCCTCGCCCCAGTAAACAAGAAAGGAGTAGTAGATGGATAAGGTAGAAATTAAGACAGTTAATATTCAGGTAGGTAAGAAACAACTTAATCTCACGGTAGAGGAAGCAAAGAAGTTGAAGGGTGTATTAGAGGAGTTGTTTGGTAAAGAGGTCGTAAAAGAAGTTAAAGAGATACATCATCACGATTATTATCCTTATAGATGGTGGTGGTATACACCTCAATGGGAAAGTCCTAATACGACGCCTGTATTTTATTGCTCTAATGGCACGGCACAAGTAGATAATAACGCTTTACAGATAACTTGTTAGCCCCAGTAAACAAGGAGAGATATGAGCGATAATGAGATAGCGATTACGACAAATTTAGAGAATTATAATTTTATATTTATTTGTGGTGGTAAAGAGATGTTAAGGATTACTCCAATAAAAAAATAAAGGCCTCTCTAAAAGACAAGAAAAGCTTGAAAGGATATAAATAATTGTTATAGTGAAACCTTGAAATGAGCCTGTATTCGGAAACGATTAACCCATATCTCTAATAAGGAGACTTATGACAGACCTATCAATCACAAATTTGAAAGGTTTGTAATTTTGAGATGAAAAGAATAATTAAAAAAGTTGGAATACAAAAAGGAATTTCCCAGAGTTGGTTCGATATGCTTGTTAAGAACTCTATGATGCTTCCTAGTATTTTAAGGAGAATTGCAACATTAGAGGAAAAAGTATATAAATTAGAAATTGGGGATAAAAAGCGTATTCTTGTATGGCGTAATTCTGGTGGCCTTGGAGATATTGTTATGCAGTCGGCTATTGCTAGAGAACTAAAAATTATAGATTCGAACATCTATATAGTTTATCAAGTTCCTGAAAGATATTTATCTATTCCAAAGCATAACCCATATGTAGATGAGACACAGATATCAAATATACCATTTATAGGTGATGGTTATGATAAAGTTATTAAATTGTCAGATCCATGTCCTGCTTCTATATATGAAACCAAAAGAAAAGATATTGCAAGATCAAGAATAGATCTGTTTTTAATAGCTGCTGGGATAGATACAAAAAATAAAAAATTAGAATATAAAATTACCCAGGAAGAAAGAGATTGGGCAAAAGATTTTATAAATAAGAATACTTATCTTTACAACAAAAAAATAGGAATCGGAATAAGAAGCTATGATAAAAAAAGGGATTGGAATAAATGGGATAAACTTGTGAAGCTGTATAAAGATACTACTATATTTGCTTTTGACCACGATCCTAAAATGGATAGTATAAAAGGAACTGTGAGTGTATTTGGATTTCCATTAGAAAAAGTTGCTGCTATTATAGAACAGTTGGATTTAATTATAGGCCCTGATTCTGGCTTGTTGCATCTCGCGGGTGCGATAGGAACAAGGGTATTAGGTTTATTTGGGCCAACAAATCCATTTATGAGATTAAACACCTATGCTAGTGATTGGATATGTTTAGACAACTGCAAAAAACAATTTTGTTGGTATAATTATTGTGGTAACATAAAATGTATTAATAAAATTTCGCCTAAAATGGTATATAATAAATCAATTAAAATGATAAAATGTATTAATAATAAAACAATTACCATAAAGCGTAAGGGCGGAATTGGTGATATTTTAATGCTTACACCTGTTATATCAGAAATAAGAAGAAAGAATCCTAATACAACCATATACTTTGACACTATATATCCCGAAGTATTAGAGTGTAACCCCGATATTTCAGTAATTGGCAATAATGATAATTCTGATATTGTTATTGATTTTAATAGGTCGGTTGAAACGAAAATGGTAGGTGGAGGCATACTTGAAGAAGAAATATCGGAAAAAAATAACAGAATTGATTTATTTTTTAAACATGTCAATATGAAAATTCCCGAAAATCCTAAAACTAAATATTTCTTAAAGAAAAACGAAGTGGAAGAAGCAAGCAAACTATTAGAGAAAAGCGGAGTTAAAGAAACAAATATCTTAATAGGCTACGCAGGTATTCCCGTAGCCCATAGGCGTGCTTATCCGCTTAAACTCGCAAGGGAATTGTTTGATTTGCTTTTGGAAAACCCAGAAGTCAAGATAATTTTATTAGGCAGCGGTGCAAGGAGTTTTGTGCAGGAAGATAAGGTAATGTTATCACAGAATAGCAGAATAATCAATCTTATAGACCAGACAGGAATACGCGAGGTAGCGGCAATAATGAGCCATTGCAGGCTTGTTATAGCCTGTGATAGCGGCCTTTTACATATAGCAAACGCCCTTGACATACCTAATATAGGGTTATTTGGCACAATAGACCCCTGGCTTAGGACAAAATATTACCCATTATGCAAAACTATATTCCCTAAAGGTAGATTAGACTGTATCCCATGTAATGATCAAGGCAAGGCTTGCAAGGGGTGGTCAAGAATAGAAAAATACCACACATTAGGTGGTGAGTGTATGTGGCAGATTACTCCCGAAGAGATTAAAGATGCAACTTTTAAACACATAAAAAATACCAAAAGACCCAAACTTACAGTAATTAAAAAACAAGAAGAAATTATCAAAGCTACTAACATAGACGATATGATAAATAAGCTAAATCTGCCTAAGAACGAGTGGAAAATACTATTTCCAGTAGCCTCGATAGAGCCTAATCATTATGCTGGAGGGTTAGTGCATATATGGGGAGTGGTTCACGCATTATTAGCGAATGGATTTCATGTTGTGGTTGTAACAGCGTACGATCCGTTGTTTGACAGAGATTTTGAGGATTATCCTAATCGCGATAATCTGCATATAATTATTGATGAAAATTCTGGAAAAGAAATAACAGATAAGTCTTTTTGTTTTGATTATGTTATGGGTATACAGCCTTGCGGTGGGATAGCGGTAGAGATAGCAAAGAAATTTTATGTCCCATCTTATCTATGGTTGTTTGATCCCCCGAACTTTGCGGAAAAGCATAAGAAAATAAAACCCGATATAAAAGGAAAATGGGAGAACTATGGTTTTTCGCTTGAGCAAGCGGATCACATAATTATCTCAATAGATGAAGTAAAAAAGTGGGTAATGGAATGGATTCATTGCAACCCAAGAAAAATAATTACCCTTTATCCTTGCGTGAACTCAATAGTAGCGGATAAAGTGGTAACTACAAAAAAGGAAAATGAAGTAGTTTTCTTAGGAAGGATAACTCCGAGTAAGCATCCAGAAGTTCTTTTTACAGCACTAAAAGGATTGAAAAATAAACCACTTATAAACTTTATAGGCCCTGTAGACACAGAAAGCGACCTAATCCTCCAATTCCAAAAATTATCCAAGGAAATAAAAATAAAATACAAAATCTACGAAAGAGTGTCGGATAAAGAAAAGTTTGAAATACTAGCTAGGTCAAGATTACTTATTTATCCATCTGCTTATGAAGCGTTTGGCTTGCCCCCTCTTGAGGCAGATTATGTAAAAACACCATCAGTGGTCTATGATTTACCATCTTACAAAGAATGGGGAAACTTTGAAACTGTTCCGATTAATGACACAAAATCCCTTGCTAAAACTACAAAAAAGATGTTAACCTATAAGCAGAAGTGCAGGGATATGAAAGACTTTGCTTCATTCTATAGGTTAAAGAAAGACATAGGAAAAATAATACCAATGTTCAGGCCATCGGTAATTATGACAATTTACAATGAGGAAGAATATATAGAATACGCCCTAAAGTCTATTTATGATTGGGCGTGGGAGATTATTATAGTAGAAGGTATTGTTGAAAATATGTTTAAAGTTACTGGACACGTTCACTCAACAGATAATACAGAATATATAATAAATAATTTTATTGATAAATACGACAAAGAAGGTAAAATTAAATATACAAGATATGACAAAGTATTTAAAGATAAAAAAGAACTTCAAAATGAGGCTTGTAGCAAGATAACAGGTAATATATTCTTTAAATTAGATGGCGACGAGATATACAAAAAGGAGCATTTAGATCTTCTAAAAATGGCTTTTGTAGAAGATCCTAATCTGGATTTAATCTATTTTACAACGCTTAACTTCTGGACAAGCTTTAAACTCGTAACTAAGGGGATGAGCTGGGATGCCCCTCATTTTAAGATTTGTAGGTGGCATCCATGGCTACGCTACGCAAAAGACCATAGCACAATGTATGATAGTAAGAAGCAATCGGATTATATATGGCGACGTCCAAACATATACAAATCAATATTCATGCCTGAAATTGTAAATTTTCATTTTGGTTGGTGCAAACGCTCAAATAACATAAACAATAAATTACAGTTCGTAAAAAACAGAAGTAGCGATGGCAGAAACGATATGTATGATAAGGGCGTAAAAGAGAACATATATAATATATGGAACCCTGGTCAATGGGCTAACCCATATGAGAATGATACAGGTTTAGTTTTTCCATTCTATGGAACATTACCAGAAGCATTAAAAGGGCATCCTTATATGAATGTTAAAGATGTGAGGAATATTAAATGAAACTTATACACGGTGATTGTTTAGAAGAAATGAGGAAGATACCAGATAAGAGCGTGGATTTGGTGATTACAAGTCCACCTTATAATTGTGGTATTGACTATGGGGAATATAAAGATAATCTTTCTTGGGATGACTACTTGTCGTGGTGTGAGGAATGGATATTATTAATAAGACGACTATTAAAGCCAGACGGTCGCTTTGCTATAAATGTCCTTTTTGAAATGGGAATAGAGGAAAACAAAAGGCGAGTTAGTCCATATGTGGAGTTTTTCAACATAATAACTGGTGCTGGTCCTAATGTGTTTGGCTCTCCATTATGGGTTGATAGCCATAGGGTAAAATATACTGCTTGGGGAAGTTGGATGTCAGCTTCTTCTCCGTATATTTACAATCCTTACGAAGTTATTCTGATTGGGTATAATAAACAATGGAAAAAGGAAAACAAGGGCAAATCTACTATAGGTAAAGAGGATTTTATGATGGGGTGTAGTGGAATATGGAAGTTGAAAACACAGACAAAACAAATTACACCTGCATCATTTCATAAAGACTTACCATCGCTTTGTATTAACCTCTTATCCTATGAAGTTGATACCATATTAGACCCCTTTATGGGTTCAGGCACAACAGGAATAGCCTGTAAAGAATTAGGCAGAGATTTTATAGGCATAGAAATAAGCAAAGAATACTACGACATAGCAGTAAACAGAATAAACAATACTATGGGAAGTTTACTATGAAATGGAAAGGTAGGTTAAGATTGTTCCCTACGCTCAGGTGCTCAGCATCTTGTCCTTATTGTAACAACACCTGCCCCGATAAGGTCAATTTTTCTTCCATAAAGGAATCAGGGTTAGAACAGTATAAACAGCTTTTTAAAATCATAGCGGCAGAGCAAGTGATAATCGGTGGCGGAGAACCCGCTTTGCATAGGAATTTTATAGGAATTGTAACTATGTCGCAGGGGTTTTACAATGATACTATTATATATACAAATGGAAAAGCGCAGAGCATCTGCCAGATATCCAAATTAAAAAATGAAAAACTGCATATTTGTATGAGCTTTCACCCGACAGAGATTAGCAAAGAGGAATTTTTAGAAGGGTATAATAAGCTAAAAGATGATGGTTTTAAGTTTTATTGGATAGCCGCGGTAGAGGATAGATATAATATAGCTCAATTGTTAGCAACGGTTGACTGGCTTAAGCAAAAAGGTATGGGGATGCTCTCAGTGGTTCCTAATTGGTATTATGAACCATTGAACAAATGTGTGGCGGGACGCCGGTATAAAGTTAAATGTTATACGCCTGACGAACCGCCCATTTCCCCAGACCTTAGAGTTTATTCCTGCCATAGCAGGATGTTCGCCCAAGATAAGAAGTATTCGTATGATATTTTAAATGGAGAGAAAATACCAGAGAGCGTAGAATGTGATTTTGTAGGTTTCTGCTCAATGTGCGATAGGAATTATAGAAAGGAAGAGATATGAAAAGCAATTCGCAATTTAAAACTATGAGGCATATAGAAACAGTAAGAAATTACATAGGCGCTGTTATCAATCAGTTAATGGATCGTCAAGAGAAGCATGACCAGTCAAAACTACAAGAGCCAGAACTATCAGTATTTAATAAATATACTCCCATGTTAAGAGGCATGACTTATGGCTCAGAAGAGTATAAAAGAATTATGAAGGAAATGAAAGTAGCAATAGACCATCATGCACAAGTAAATCGTCACCATCCAGAGCATTTTATAGGGATAAATGTTTGTATTATATGTTTTCGTGAATATCCTCTTGACAATACTCCTAACCGGTGCGAAACCTGCAGAAACGGGACTTTTACTGAAGAAAAAGTTGGGATAAACGGTATGACCCTTTTAGACCTTATAGAAATGATATGTGACTGGAAGGCCGCTACTCTTAGGCACGGAGACGGAGATATTTATAAAAGCCTTGAGATTAACGCAGAAAGATTTAAGTATTCAGGACAGCTAAAACAAATACTGAAAAACACAATTGACGAGCTAAATAGCATGCATATAGAGCATTATGCGGAGGAAAGTTAATGCAAAAAGTAAACATTGAAACTACGAACATCTGCAACGCAAAATGTATCATGTGCCCGAATAAGGATATGAATCGACCTAAAGGTATTATGAAAGAGGATTTACTTATAAAGATCCTTACGGAACTTCCTAATGATGTGCAGGAAGTCTGTTTGTCGTTATTTGGCGAACCTCTTATGGATAAGCACATTACTCTTATTATGAAAACAGCAAGAGAAATGCTTGACAAATCGGTAAAATTGATGTTTTTTACTAATGGCTCTCTTTTGAATAATGAAGTAAATAATGCTATTTATAAATACCTCGACGAGATAGTAATAAGCTTTCAGGGATATGATAAAGAGAGTTATCAAAAAAATACGATGTTGGATTTTCTTACATCCTATGATGCCATAGCAAACTTCTTAAAAAACAAACCAGGCGCGCTAAAAGCCTCTGTTGTTATGCTAGATATGAATTATACAAATAAAGAAAAGGATAAATTTAGATCACTCTTTGCCCATTACGGTAAAATATCCCCTGCAAGAAACTGGGATAAATTCCAGACAGGTGTAGATGGCTCTAAAATTCAATGCGGCCGCCCACAATCCTTGAATGTTTTATATGATGGTAGAGTGGTATTGTGTTGTCGTGATTTCAACGCTACTGTTGTGTTAGGAAACCTTAACCGCAGTTCCATAAAAGAAGTCTGGGATAGCCCAAAGTATAAAAAAATAAGGCAATCATTTGCTAACGGAAACAAAACAGAGGAGATATGCAGAACATGCTACCCAACGTAAATTATCCCATAAGAGAGTACAAATCAACACCATACGATGTAAGCCAACACCCCGATAAGATTACAGGCAGAGAATATGGTGTTATCTATTCAGTATTTAATAGGTTAGATATGACGCAACGCACATTACCTATATTGGTAAACGAAACAAAGAACGCAGAGATTATCGTAGTAAATGATGGTTCAACTGATGGCACTAAAGATTGGCTTAAAACGGTGTTTGGGCCTACAGTCATAAACTGCGATAAAAATATGGGCATAGCCGCGTCCCAAAATAAGGCAATTCAACTATGCTTGCATAGAGGATATAAATACATTGTTTTCCACGATAATGATGTTATTATGGGTACAGGATGGATAGAGGGCTTGAAAAAGGCGGTTAATAGCGATAAAAGGATTGGCATAATAAGCCCTATTTTCAACCCTAATGGTGTACCACAAGTTAATAAACATATGAAACCACATTTCACGCCCACAGTAAATATAGTCAAAAGGGAAGTATTTGAGGATGTAGGTCTATTTGATGAGAACTTTGTAGGATTTGGTAGCCAATGTGTAGATTTTTGTATGAGGGCTTATCTTGCCGGTTGGCGCGCTTATACAGTAAGTTGGGTAGCTGGTAGGCATTTTGCTCATGCTACTGTTGGCGTTGGATTTTCTCGCGGCTGGTGGTCGGATGAGAAGATGACTGCACACAATGTTAACGCTTTTGTTAATAAATGGCATGAAAGATTTAATAACTCAAAGCCCTTTCTTCACTGGGTTGCTTTGCGTGTTTTGGAGTTGCATGGAGAGAACTGGATAAATGGATAATTTTATAGTAGCAGGAACAAGGGCGTCAATAAAACACGTCCATAGTAAGTTTGGCAAAAGGGAATCATGCGGAGCAGAGATAGGTGTGTTTAGAGGGCAGCACGCCCAGTCAATATTAAATGTTGTAAGTGCGTTAGTGTCTCTACACTTAATTGACCCTTGGTACGATTTTCAAAAGCCAGAATGGAATCACACAGCAGGTAAATGGTCAGGAAAAGGCGAAAAAATTAGTGGAGACAAAATTTATAATGAAGTATGCCAGCGTTTCAAAAATAGCAAATGTATAGTAAATAGAGCGCCTTCAATTGTTGCGGTTAAATGGTTCATAGAATCAGAATTAGATTTTGTTTACATTGATGGAGAACACACGCATAAGGCGGTTCTTGATGATTTAAGGGCTTGGTGGCCAATAGTTAGAAAAGGTGGAGTTGTAGCAGGGCATGATTATAATATGCCCGGGGTTAAGAATGGAGTTGACGAATTTGCCAAAGAAATGAATGTAAAAATCCAAACAGGATATGGTGCGGACTTTTGGATAGATAAGTGAGGATGTAATGGATCTTAAACAAATAAGAGCAAATGAAATAGAAAGAAGAAAACGAGGCGAAAAAACCAATATCAATACCCCCGAAATGCAAGACCTAAGATGGCGCAGTTACGGCAAGACAAGAAAACAGTTAATGCCGGCTATGATAGAGATGTATGATTATATATGCAGTAAAGTAGGTTTTGGTAGTTTTCTTGACGTAGGGTGCGGAGAAGGTGAAATTATCTGGAGCTTAATGGGGAAATTTGAACTTCTTGTAGGTGTTGACATATCCCCCGTACGTATTTGGTGGAATATACAAAAAGCAATAGAAATGGAAGCAAGTGATTGTGTTTTATTTTTATATTCTGACGCTGAAAACCTTGTATTTGAAGACAACAGTTTTGATAATGTCACCTGCACGGCTACGATTGAGCATGTTACTAATACAGCAAAAGCTATAAGCGAAATTATGAGAGTATTAAAGCCAAGAGGTAAGGCATTTTTTGGTATTCCTATTGAGCCAGCACAGAATCAGCCGATAAAATCGCCTGACCACTACAACTTTTATACAGATGAAAAAAGCATATTAAAGTTATTTGATGGGCTTAACATTGTATCTACTAAATTTATAAAACCTAACTTGATTGTGGAAATAAATAAATGAAAATAAAGTTAATTAGGCCAGGATTTTCTGCCGATGTTTATAAGTTATATGGAAGTCTCCCAATTAAAAGAGAAATTCGCAATCCATTAGGTCTTATGATACTGGCAGGTATTTTGAAGAAAAGACATAATGTTGAAATCATAGATGCTGAACTTGAAGGATGGGGTACTTATGATACTGCATGCAAATGTATTAATGCAGATATTGTTGGAATAACCTGCACTACCCCAGAGATTAAAATAGTTGATAGACTAATTACAGCTATTAAGACACTAAATACTGATTGCAAGGTTATATTAGGTGGGCCACATCCTACAATAGTTCCAGAAGAATGTCTTAATATGAATAAAGATATTGATTATATAGTGAGATATGAGGGAGAAAGAACAATTCCTGAACTATTAGGAGCTTTAAAGAATCCTAAAGGTATAAAAGGGATTGCATATAGAGATGGCGGTAAGATTGTTGTTACTGGAGATAGACCGCTACTTGATGATTTAGATATGTGTAATGCTGATTGGGAGTCCATAGAACCCACCAGATATTTTTATCCATTTCCCAAAGAGGGTCTTGTTCCTACTGCGAATATACAAGGCAGCAGGGGGTGCCCTTATCAATGCAGGTTTTGCTTTAGGGTCTTTGGAAATAAAGTAAGATTTCGCGATCCTAAGCACATAGAAGAAGAGATAAAAATGATTAAAACAGTATACGATATAAATCACTTTTTCTTTTATGACGAATGTTTTGGATTAAATAAAAATTGGCTTTCCGAGCTTATGAATTTAATTGCCCCATTAGATATAAAGTTTTTTGCTATGACAAGAGCTAATCTTATCTCCGAGGAAACGATACAGCTTATGAAGCGCGGCGGTCTTGTTAAAGTATCATTGGGAGTAGAGTCTGGTAATCAAGAGATTTTAGACAGGGAAAAAAAAGGCACAACCTTAAAGCAATACGAAGAAGCATATAAGCTTTTTGTTAAGCATAACATCGAAACAAGGGGCAGTTTTATATTCGGACACCCAGGCGAAACCCATAAAACCGCAAGGGAAACAATAGAGTTTGCAAAGAAGTTGAAACTATTCAGGGCAGGGTTTAATGTTATGACCCCTTATCCCGGAATCGATCTATTAAATGACGAAGGTATAGAGGTTATAAACAAGGATTATTCTCATTATTGTAGGTGGGGAGACAGCGTAGTCCAGACAAAGGAATTATCTCCTGAGGATCTAAAATACTACCAGAGGCTTGCCACAAAAGAATTTTACCTATCGCCCAAAGTATTATGGTATCATCTAAAGCAGTTTCTATCAGGAGAACACTCTTGGTATTATTATAGGCCTATATGGTTTGCACTAAAGGAGGTATTTAATGTTAAAAAAACCTAAAAAATGTTGTAAAGTAGTCTACTGTTCGCACACTATTCCTGTTCCAATAAAAGGAAGGGTGCAGTATATTGATTTTTGCATAGCCGATATTGTTGTAGCTTTATAGATATACAAGTGGATTTGTTTAAAAGAAAGGCATAAAAATGATACATAACATAAACATCCAAAAACACGAATTAAATCCAACAGGCAAAATCCTCGATGTAGCTTCCGGGCATTGCCCATTCATAAGAGAAGGGCTTGATATAACTTATATTGACAAATACCCCGATAAAAACGTATCAAGAAAAAGTGGTTTGGTAAGCCCTGGTAAAAAGGTAATCAAGATGGATGTCGAAGATATGGCCTTTGAGGATCAGGAATTTGATTATGTTATTGCGGGTGATATACTCGAGCATACTGTTCATCCGGACATTGCTTGTGAAGAAATAATGCGTGTTGGAAAAGCCGGTTGGGTTAGGTGTCCTACAATGTTATGGGAATGTTTATATGGCAGAGAGTATCATTTTTGGACTACAAACCTGATAGATGATACTTTAATTTTTTATCCCACAAAACTATATTTTAAAAGATGTGGTTATCAAGAAAAAACAAAAGAAGGCAAGCCAACATTAGGAGCGCAGTTGTTATCGGAGAACACGCATTGCAGTTTTGAATGGGAAGATAGCTTTAAGTATAAAGTAATAAGGATAATAGTATGATATCAGTATGCGCAATAAGTGGTAATGAATCAATTTACTTCAATCCCTGGATGTATCATTTAAAACGTATTCCATATGTTAAGGAAATCAATATTGTTTTTAATAATGTTGATTATTCGCGTATATCATCTAATGAAACTTTTGGTGATATAAGAATAAAATATATATTTAGTCCAAATCATTACAATTTCTCGGAATTGCGTAATCAATCATTAAAAATGGCAACGAAAGAATGGATACTTGTATTAGATATTGATGAGTTTTTATCTTATGAATTTATTGAGGAATTACCATCTCTATTGGCTCAAGATTGTGATTTTATCAAAGCAAGAAGAATAGATTTTTGGAACAAAGACAGTTACAGGGAAGACCTGAAGCACCAGAAATATTACTTATTTAAGAATAACACAAATACATTTTTTGTGCGGTCTCTTCATGAGGTATTATGTGTAAAGCATGGAAAAGAGATGGAAGATATCAATCCAGTTCATATCGTAGAAGATAAAGTCAAGATTATTTATGCCCAAAGCCCTGTTTATCATTACTCTTTTATCAAAAGACAAAATGAGGGAACGGATAAAATAGCTCTATATAAAACTATCCGATACTTAAGCGACTTTAACCAAGAAGGGCTAAACGAATTTTCAAGGGAAGATCTGGCAACCCATATAAAAACTGAGTCAGAAAAAGGTAAAGTATTAAAAGAATTTGAGGGCAAACACCCAGAAGAATTGGAGGGGATATTATGAGCGTTGAAGGTTTTATAGTTCAAGTGTCGTATGGGATTGGGAACTCCATCATGAAAACACCTATGTTATTAGCGTTAAGGCGTCTCTACCCCAAAGCTATCATAGATGTATGGTGTTGCCATACTACAGGTTATGAAACGCTTTTAGGTCTTAGAGAGCACTGGTATCAGCCCGAGCCCTTATTTAACATATTCAAAAGAAGTGATGATATGGGCGGTCATAGTATTGCCATAATCACAGAGCCCAGGGATGATACATTTAGAAGAAGCGCGGTAGCGGTAAAGTATATTGAGCATACCAAAGAAAAATTGGATCTCTTTGGCGATAGGCATGAGGTTGAAGTTAATATGGATTTAGTAAGGCAATTAGGATACAAGGGGCCAACACCGGCAACAAGAATTTATATTCCATGCGAAACACAACAAAAAATAGACCATATGCTTTTTCGTCATAACTTCTCTAAATATAAAGCAGTTGTAGCAATCCATAATGGAAGTCTAAATACAGATTTTTGGTCTTTAAAAAGATGGAATGAAGATAAGGTTTTAGAATTAATTTGCAGGCTAAAGAAAAATAATATTTTACCAATTATAATTGGTAAAAAAGAAGATTGGACAATACCATTAGATGGTATTACAAATTATGTTGGTCAGTTTAGTATAAAAGAAACCTCTGCGTTGCTTGCAAGGTGCAGCTTATTGGTTTCTACTGATTCAGGGCCTGCGCACCTTGCGGATGCTATGGGAACGCCCACAATTACGCTATTTGGCCCCACTTATCCCGTAAAAAATGTGCCTTATAATCAAGGGGAGTTTATCAGCGCAAGTTTAAAATGTCAGCCCTGTTACTGGACAGACAGGATGGAAAAATGCAAGAAGTCGCTCTGTATGGAAAAAATAACTGTTGATATTGTAATGGATAAAATTCTTGAAAAACTATAATTGGAGTCAACCATGAGTTTTGTTAGTTGGTATCGCAGAGTTAAATTACGACGGAAACTAAAGACAACAATAAAAATGCTTAAAGTTTTAGATATTCTTATGAGCAAAACTGGATATACAAGACAACAACGTCGCGCCCTTTGGAGAACAGTAGCCAAATCTCAAGAAAACCTCATTCAATATTTATCAAATATGGCAGGGGAGGGGAAATGAATAAATATCAAATAATTTACGCAGATCCGCCCTGGCTATACCATAATAAAAAATATGAAAATTATATTTAGAGGAAAAGTCAAAAATAATAAGCTCATAGTAGGTTCAGATTATGAAAAATATCTGTCCACGCTTGAAGGAAAAGACATTGACATTACGGTTTGTGAACACAAAGATACCAGAAGCATTAATCAATGTAGATATTATTTTGCCGTTGTAGTAAAGATGATTTCTGATGAAACTGGTTATTCTAAAGACGAAACACATGAGATAATTAAGGGTAAGTTCCTATCAAGAGAAAAAAAAGTAGGAAAGGATATAATTCATTATACTATTAGTACTTCCAAATTAAAAACCAATGAATTTGAATCTTTGATGACAGAGATAAGGGAATGGGCAAGCATAGAATTAAATTTAATGATTCCTCAACCCAATGAAATAGATTTTTAACAACACGAGGAGAACTATGGCTATACAACGGCAGGGTCACTGTTTGAAATGCGCACGATGTTGTAACCACTTCATTATCTTATCAGGCGCAGTAAGTAGCTTCATAGAAGCGCGTAAAAAGTATGGATTAAAACTTATCCTTAATCCTGATGGCAAGACTTTTCATTGTAATATGCTTGACTCCCAAACCAAACTATGTAAGATATATGAGAACCGCCCTAATGCCTGCCGAACAGCCCCTGTTAAAGCTTATCCTGATGATTGGAACTGTGGATATAAGTTTGTTAATATTAATAATAAGAAAAAAGAACTCGAGGAAACAAAGAAAGCCATAAACTATTTTACTAATCTGCCAAAAAAAATGGAAGGTAATCCCGATGCCTAAATCAGCTAAGATAAGAGATATTAATGTCGGTGTCATAAGTATGAAAAAGTCAATAAGTGAAGTTACTAATAGGGAAATTCTTATTCTGACTGAAATTATAGCCACCAAAGATATAGGTAGAATATTAGGTTGTTCATCCCAAAATATAAGTATTCGGTTAAAGAGGGCAAGGGAAGAAGAACAAGAAGACGCTTCCGTAATGATTAAATCAAAGCAAATTGTTACTGCATTAAAAGATGTTGTTGCGCACGATAGAGCGTTATCAAAAGGACTACCAAAAGAGAGCAAAGATACAATAGGGGCTCTTTTAGGTGCTTGTGCCGATATATTAGATGATTTGGTAAAAGACCCTGACATAACTAAGAAAATGTATCTTGAGGTTGCCAAAGTTATTATGCAATTGGCAAAGGCAAAAGTAGAAATATATGACCACTACCTAAAAATAGTAGGAATAAGAGAGTTTCACGGGATAGTCATAGAAGAAATCAGAAAATTAGAGCCAGGAGTAGCAGAAAAAATTGTTACCGCACTTCAGAGCGATGAAAGATTAAGATGGATGTTGTAGTTTATATGGCATTATAATAACCCCTCATCAAATTTAGGAGTAGCAGATTCATCTATATCTTTTTTAAGTATTACTTTATTTTTCTTCTTTCGCTTATCGGGCCTTGCGTATATTTTATCTATTATATTAATCTTATCGTATGAGTTCTTGAGGTCTTCATCAGAGGGAAATAGATATTTAGCGGTTGTTGCTATATCAGTATGACCTAATAATAATTGTATAGTTTTTAAATCAGCTCCATTACGCAAGGCATGTGTAGCACCAGTTCGTCTGAATGTATGTGCGCCTAATCCTTTGCCATATTTTATACCATCAAACTTCCCCTTGATACGAGCCTGCCAAAATCTAAACTTAATAATATCATCGATTCTGTCTTCATCTAATGGATCGCCATTGAAATCTATAAATATATTATTATATCCACTTGCATATGATTTTCTTTTTATCAGATACATTTCGAGCCAGGTAGCTGTATCTTTATCAAAATATACCGTTCTGTCGTGTTTAGTTTTTGTGTTTCTGATATACAATGTTCTATTTTTAATATTGCAATCCTGTATTTCAAGGTTTATAAGTTCTTTTCTTCTTATCCATGTAGATATTAAAATCCTAAGAACACATTGACCCCTAAGTTTTTTAAAAGCTGTTTTAGATTCAGAATTACTTATTTTACGTAATATATATCTATCAAGTAACATGTCTTTTATCTCTTGTGAAGTTAGGATGCGATATTTTTTGTGGGTTTTTGTGATTTTGAAATTAAGTTTATAAAACGGAGACTTATCAATTTTACCTTGATCTTCTAACCAAGCATAAAACATTTTAATAACTGTTTTTTTCTTGTTTACCGTAGAATCCTCAATTTTACCTCGTAGGTTACTAAAAAAAGACAAGAGTTCCTGCTTATTTACTTCTCTTAAGTCTTTATTTATAGATTCTTTAAGCAAAATAAGCTCCAACAGATAAAGTTTTTTTGTAGAAGCTGCTATATACCGTGTGGCTTCTAACTCGTCTAAGTAGTCATTAATTATATCTGACATGCGCTTAATCCCTTTTTCGTGATTTCTCTTCCACCGTGGCTTATAGATATATATCCACTCCTTAGCAGAAAAGGTTCTATTTCTTCTGTAACTGTTTTCAGATCAACTCCTATAATTTTAGATATTACATTAATGCCTATTTTCTTTTTAGGGCTTTTAATAATAGTCCGCATAAAATCCTTGTCATATGTTGTTAATCCCAATTTATCAATGCCTTCTTTGTTAAAAAACTCATCTATAAGATAAACGGAAACCATTTTTCTTTTAGCTGTGCTATAGTTTAAGATATTTTTTGTGTAGTTTATCGCATGCCTGGCAACATTTCTTGACCTTGATACAATAGCAAGCACTATTTCACGTTTAACATTTTGGTATCTTAATCTCGACAAAAAATTATATATAATATCGCACATCTCATCTGTTTTATAAGGAATAAGATGAAAACTATGCTGGAATCTTTGCCTGATGGGTACAAGTATCCGCGCCATATCTGTCGTTGCTCCTATCAAGGTAAAAGGAGGCAGATTAAGGCTTAAGACTCTGTTTGTCGTGGTAGTATAATCAAAGCGAAAATCCTCCATTGCCGAATAAAGCATTTCAGAAATCTTTCTTTTTACGCTGTGTATCTCATCCACGAATAGAATATTCCTCTGTGCAGGTTTAAATTGTTTGAATATATTAATTAATTCTTCTTTACTTTCGAGTTGACCCCCAGAAGTCATTATGAGATTGGCGTTAAGCTCTTTGGCTATAAGATAAGATATGGTAGTCTTTCCCAAGCCTGCTGATCCCCAAAAAAGAGCATGAGGAAAAGAAGTCTCACTATGCTTACACGCGGAAATCGCGCATAAAATTAAATCTTTTGTTGTATTCTGGCCTACATATTCGCTAAAGTTTTCTGGTCTCGCTAAAGATATGTGATGAGAGGTTGGCCGATTGAGAAACTCCTTAAGGTTTTCAATCTCTTGTTGTTCCGAATATTGATTTCTAATTTTGTGTTTTAGCAACCTATCTTGTTCGCCTTGTAATATCTCTGTATGGGTTTCACGCTGACGCCGGCCCAAAAGACCATCTATAAATGCCTGCACAATAGACATTATTGTTATCTCCTTAGTTTATTTATTCATCGATTCACATATTATTTTATGCGTTTCTTGGGCGTAGTATTGGATTTCTTCGTCACAATTGCAAAAAAATCTTGGAAGTTTATTTAATATTTCTATCTTTTTAGCTTCATCCTTTATTGATGGGGCTAAAATACTATATGCCTCGGCCGCGTAATTACGGACACTCCAATCGCTGTCCTTAAACAACCCCATAAGCATATCCAGCACTTCCATCTTTTTAGACTCATCTTGTATGGTTGAAGCTATTTTAAAACAAGATTCTATCTTATAGTATAATATGTCAACATCACCGTCATTAATATCACCCAAATATTTGTTTAATCTTTGAATGTTGTTCATCGTCTTTCACCTCTCTGCCTGTTTAGGCGGTTATACTTCCCTCCAATAAAGCGCGAACATAGTATTTACAGGATACTCTTTACTGCTGTTATTAAGTAATTCATCTGCCATTTCTGGCTTATAATTCCTCGATACTATTTCACAAGCCCGTTCTTTTGTAACTTCTTCTGCTTTAGAGTTTCCATCTTTATATAATCTAAAGTATGTCATCTGCTTGCCCTCCTTTTTAGGCGTTATATAAGTTTAATTTCTCTTGGTTAAGTTTGTTTATTTTTGCTTGCCTTTCTTCGTTGACTCCTTCCATTTCATTAATAAAGTTTATAGAGTCAATTTCCCAGCGTATTTCATTTAATCTTAATCCCTTTTGTTTTTTTGTCATCTGCTTGCTCCTCTGTGCCTGTTAGCTTTGCTATTACTTCAGCGACGCTTCGCTTTTAGGTATTTATAAAATTAGAATATTAACCCTTTTTCTTTTTCTATCCATTGTATTTACCTGTTCCATCTGATTATTATCTCTCCGTTTGCTCTTAGCATAATATACCGGATCGCCCAAAGTTCCTTGCTTTTCTTTCGTAGAAACCTGCTTATAGGTTCTTTATAATGCTCTGCCAGTAATCGTGCTAAATCGTATTTTGACATTGATTAACGCATATTAACTAATATGCTTTCGTTATTTATTGTTCTATATTCTTTTAATCCATTGGCGGATTCCTCAAAATTTTTATACTCTGGAAGCCAGTCTACATCGTAAAAAGGATGGTATTTATCTTCTGTATGCTTTACTCTATAACCTCTTTTTGTAGCAAATATTCCTACTAACATTGTTTTGTCCTTTCTGCCTTATTAGGCGGTTATACATCATGTCAAGTAGAGTGTATTTCGCTATATAATTGCGGCTCTCTCTGCCCAAAATGCCTTTGCGTGTTAATTTTATTCCTTGGTTATAGCATGCAAGACGATTTGTTAAATTGATTTCAAGCCCGTAATGCCTTAAATAGCGGTCAATAAGCATAAAATACGCTTCAGCGAAGAGCCGCGCTATTTCAGGCTGATACGCACAGTCAAAAGAGTATTGCTTCAATGCGGGGAAGTTATTTTGGACATCTTTCCATGCAATAGCGGTGATTTGATACATACCCCGCGCCCCGCTCCCGGGATTATAGGCCGAAGTATTATTATTTGACTCTATAATACTGATTATATCCATATCTACATCAGCCCAGGCCCCGGAGCAGAAAAGACAGAGAATAATTAACATTACGATTAAACTTGTCGCTATTGCGATAAAGTAATCCAAGTCCGGTATTGGTCTATTCATTATAGCCCCCTTTAGGCTCTTGATATGATCTGCCCGCTTGATAATATCTCATCGTCAACTGTCAGAAACTCCCCCATTTATTATATGCCCCACTCTATTTTACAAACCGGGTTCCCGTTTATATCATTGACTTTGCTAGGCTCTTCCCCCCTGAATATCTTTTGCACTACTTCCTCAAGGATCCGCGCAATCTCTCCGCGCGCGTCTTCCTCAAAAGCTGCGTTGTCTGTTTTTATAGTTAAAGTAAACATTTTTGGCGTCCTTTCTGTTTTTTTGCCCCCTGTTAAAATATGCATCTTTTAGCAAGCGAGATGCAATTGTCCCTAGAGGCTATACCATATGACTGTTTGCTAATGCTCCAGCCGGTTGAATGCCTGCCTCCGTCCTTGAGATAATACCCGCCTCCCATTGAATATTTTTCTCTGTGTTCGAGGCTGTCCTCTTCTATGCTCCAGCTAAAAGGTATCTCCTGGCCATCTTTTTGTGTCATTTCCTGGTGCCAATGCGAATATTGCCCCTTATGGTAATAAGCACCATTTGACTGTATATCTTCATTTATTTTAACCCTGGGCTCAAAATGCCCGCAATTTGGGCCTAAGTGCGCGGTTTCCGGGATCAAGCCGGCATGCTTGCGCATCTCCCCGAATAAATCCCTTGTATGAGCAGAAAAGCCCAAAATAACCTTATTTGTTGAATGGTGCGCGAAATAATCGCTCATCAAGTCCGTATCATTAACATGGTACTCTGCAATGATCAGAGCTTTCGCGGTTTCCGGAATATGCTTTTTAAAAAGATCTCTTCCTTTAGCTTCGAGATCGTCCGCTGTTGCCTTTGCTTGATCCTGTTGGGCCTGCTCCTGGATGCGCTTTGCTTCTGACTTTTCCCACAAGTCTAGCACTTCATCCGCGTTTTTAACTTCATCTGTTATATATGTTTGTATTCTGTTGTCTTTCTTTTCCATGATAAACTTTAAAAGATAGGCATCTTTGCTGCTCTGCCTTAAGTCTTCAAGCGATATCACAAGATATCGCGCGCCATTATAAGCATATTTAGCATTAATGCCTAAGTTTTTGACAATAACATACTCCGGATCGGTGTATCCGTTCATTTTTAATATAGTACCGATCTTAAGGCTATTTTTGCCCGCGATATTGATCCGCTTCATTCCTTGCCCTGTTAATTCGTATAACATGACTTTTGCTCCTTAGGCGGTTATCTTCTTCTATTCCTCTTCACCTCTATCGATTATTAACCATTCTGCCAGTGATGGTAATTCGCCAGAGCCATACATATCTTGGAATGCCTTGCGGCCTCCTCCACCATTACGACAATAACCGTAATAACTATTACGATTTGCCTCGAAGTTGGATTTAAATTCTTCGTATCTGTCAAGTTCTTCCTGGGTTGCAGAAGCTTCGGTTGAGCTGACCGATTTTTGCTTCTTGTTGATGACGCGATTCATCTCTGCTATTGCTTGCGATTCTGTCGGATATGGCTCGGATAGCTCGTTAATGTCGGCATGATAGGCACGGTAATGCTCCCAGTCTTCCGTTAGGTCACACCACATTAAGACCTCAGTTGAGACGTTGCCATACTGAGTTATCTCGCACACCACATAGGAACAGAGTCCGTAATCTCGTGCTATCTCTTCAAGAGTATCGACATCAATATCAAGATCCCCATCCACAGCATCATTAAGATTGAGACCATAATCCTCAAGCTTAATCTTATTCTCTACAATATAATCTACTTTCATTTTTCCTCCTCCTCCTCTTTAATTTCGCTTAATTTTTTGATATTTAAATATTTTTTAAGTGATATTTTCCCTCGCCTCCGCGACAAGACTCTAAATGCAGTAATGGTATAGTATTTTGCGCCTGTAATGTCCTTAATTATATACGACGCTCCACGCTCTGTTGCTCGTATGCCTACCCATTTGATAAGAATAGGTTTCCAAATAATCTCGGGTAGACATCCTATTTTATAGCTATAAGTTTGAATTTCTGCTTCCAATTCCCCTGAAAAAATCGTATATAGTCCTCTCCCATACGACGTAGAATTATTTGTATGAGCAGTGATAATGTTATTCTTCATTTCCCCTCTCCTTTCCCTTAAATCCTCTGTAGTTTATTCTCTAACTTACAGCTTAAGTATATCATAATTCTTAATCTTGTCAAGGTTTTTTTAAAAAAAATTAAAATATATTTGTCGGCAAAATTGCACCCGATCCCCCAGGAAAAAGAGGTTGTAGTTTGGTGATAGTATAAATAGGTTATATAGGATAACAGGGTAAGGAGTGCAGAGCGCGGAGCAGAGCGCGCGCAACGCACAAGACAAGCACACCCGGAACAAGCATACCTTCACACAGCCGGCAGACCAAGCATACAACAGACTCCGCAACAAGGGAACAGCGCGCACGCCAATAACATCGCAGGGAAAAGCGCGCACAAAATAAAGAAAATATATAACCTATTATATATACAGGCACACCTAAATAACAAGAAAATCAACTTGGAAAATGGGTGGAAAAAAGCGGGGATATAGGTTGTTATGACATAAGGACTTACAACAATATGCAGATTTTACTTTGTGGGGTTTGGTTTACCCAGTAAAAAAAATATAAATTCTTGTTGCCGCAAGGCGGTTGTCGACGGATAAAAAATCGTATGTGATATACTGTCTGTGTTACGCCCGACAATCACAATGGGGTAACCGTTTCTTTGGCAGGGTGGGGGCTTTGTTTTTGTATATAGACTGTCTCCTCCCTCACGTATCCCATTTTTTGAAAAAGCACGGTTAATTTTTCGGATCCTATTTTTTCCAAAATAAGGCATTGTTTTTTAAATGATGTGTGTGATATTCCTAAAGACAGATAAAATGACACAGGGTATATAAAGAATCGCAAATTAGCCTATTGTAGAATATATTGCCGTGGGTTAAAATTATTTTAAAATAGTTGTTGACAATGTTTATTGTTTACGTTATACTATATTAAAAATTAGGTTAACAAATAAAAAAGGAGGCAAGGCAATGAAGATTGAGGATTTGAAAACTTTGTATCAAGGTAAGGGTGATTTTAAATTTCCTTTTCAATGGTATCTTCCTGTCAGCGTTAAGTTTTCCATCGCGGATATGGCGGTTAAGCAGAAGGTGTCGGAGAATAAATTGGTGGAGAAATATCTTAAGGTGGGGTTAGAGGCGGATGGGAAACGAGGATAACAGTTACCCTGCTAATACGGGGAGGGTAAAGTAAAATCGAATGGGGGTTCGGGAGAGATTTTGGAGCGATGAAAGTAGCGGAGGAAGATTATGATGTCGTTATTAAGCAAGTTGAATAAAGATCAGATAAGGATTTTGAAAGATGGTGAACCATGCGATCATCCTGGGTGTCGTGGACATATTTCTCACCCATGCGAAGTTTGTGGGAGAATTGCTTGTAGGACAGTTTATGTGCCTGACACCGTTTATCACCAAACTAAGTGGCTAATGTTCAGGTTTCTTTCTTATTCGCAAACCAAGGTAACAAGCATTTGGGAGGTTTTGTCTAAGAGCGGCAAGATACGTTTAGGCCTGATAAAATGGCACTCCCCATGGCGGTGCTATGCTTTCTTCCCAGAAAAAGATACTATCTTTAGTGTAACATGTATAAAAGATATAGTATTATTTATAAATAATACTATGGTTAATGTAAAACATTAAGGAGCAACTAATTGCCAGATAAAAAACCTAAAACAGAATTAAGGCATATCGGCAGACAGTTTGATATGAAAGAGTTTTTTCAGGATCTTAAGGTTATTAAACCTGATAAACCCATAGGCTTTATGGATTGGATTATAAAATATACTACCATAAAGGATAAACCTTTTTCATTCGATAAACATGAATACCAAAAAGAGATTATGGAAGATAAACACCCCTTGCAAGCCATTAAGAAATCTGTGCAACTTGGGGTATCTGAAGTGCTGATTCGTAAATTCCTCGCGTTTCTCGCAATGAATCAGGGTACGCAGGGGATTTATACCTTTCCGACTTCCGAGGATATGAGAAATTTTGTTAAGACAAGGTTTGACACGGTTATTAAAGACTGCCCCCGAATAAATGAATTAGGTTTTAATGTAGACAATGTTAAAGTAAAACAGATAGGAACAAGCTACGCACACTTTAGGGGGAGCTTCGGGGAAAAGGAAACATTGTCTATTCCGAGCGATTTTAATGTGCATGATGAGGTGAACTTTTCAAAACCAAATATCCAGAACCTTTATAGGTCCAGATTAGAACACTCTTCTTTTAAAGTGGAAATTAACTGCTCAACCCCAACAATCCCCCAGTATGCCATAGATGAGATGTTTGAGGAAAGTGATCAGAAGCACTATCATGTTCGTTGTAATCATTGCAATTTTTGGCAGGTTATGACATGGTTGCCTATAAATGGGCAAGAAAATAAAAATAGTATCCGCATAAAAGGTAATTTAAACGCTACAATAGACAAGTTTGACCAAAAAGCGGAATATATCTTTGTCTGTAAAAAATGCGGTAAACCTATACATTATGACCCTAATACAGTAAAAATGGAGTGGATAACTAAATATCCGGATAGGACTGCGATAAGAGGATATTTCTTAAATGCCCTTGTAGGTTGGGGCTATAAGACCGCAGGTTCTATCATACAGAGCTTTTATGGGTACAAGGAAGTAGATAAGGCCTATAATCGCATATTGGGCCTTGCGTATTCTGATCCTGGTAGGAAACTTTCAAGGGATGATATTATTAAGTGTGTAAATAAAGATATGAATTTGCAATTTGTTGGTAGAAATTGTTTTCTTGCGGCAGACCAAGGTTCACCATCTTGGGTTATTATAGGCGAATATGATTCTGACAAAGAAAAAGTTAAGGTGCGTTATTTTGAGAAAGTAGAAAAAAATCTATTTGACCATGTTGGAAAAAATGGTGTGGTTGCGAAAGGCAGGATAACAGAGTTAATGGATAAGTTTGATGTATTAACGGCCGTAATAGATGCCCAGCCAAACACAGAAAGTGCTTATGCTTTTGCAAAACAGTTCCCTGGCAAGGTTTGGTTATGTTTTTATTCAGATAAACAAATGGTTAAATATAACTGGAAACCAGATGAATATGTAGTAGTGGCAAACAGGACAAGGACATTAGATTTCAGCATGAAATTTTGGTCAGATAAAAAAGTAGAGATATTTCCACAAGATAATTATAATTACGAAGTATTTGAGGTTTTAATAAAACACTTAACATCAATGACTAAAGTTATTGATGAAAATGAAGATGGAACCCGCACTGCAAGGTGGACAGGCCCCCAGGATACCCACTTTGCCCACGTATGGAATTACCTTTGTATGGCAACAGAGGTAGAGAGCAATATTGTTACAAGAATAATTACGCCAGGGTTATCTGGGTTTAGTATGAAAAAATAAAGATAAGATGTAAATATTATTAGAGTTTAATAAGATTTACAATAAACTACGTAAACTCCATAAAGAGATGATGCCGCTTTTGAACAATAAAATCCCAAATTGGGAGATGAACGTTTTAGAAACATTATCAGGATCATTCTATTTAGCAGAAGAAGTGTTTAGTAATTTATATTTAAGTAATAAAAATAATAATAAATATTTAAAAAAGTATTGACTTAATATGCCATATGGTATATTATTAAGATAAAATAAGTAAAAATTAATTTTTACTTATAAATAAACCCAAACAATAACAATTAACAATGTTAATATTTGGGTTTTTTTGCCTATGCAAAATAAAAAAACTCTTTCAAAAAAAATAACACGTAAGAGAACTCTCAAGAATAATTTGAGTGTTTCTATTGCAGATAGAAAACTTCTTGCTCCAGGAAGGCAATCTATTTTTTCAGGTAATAATTTATTTTTTTCTAACACATTTCTATCTAGGCGATATCAGGAAACCCACACAATAGACCTTACCCAATACGCAACTCTTACTGCGGATAAACTTTTAGATGTCTTAATAGATTCTAACCCTGATGTTTCCCAGGCTTTATATAGTTTTTTAAGAATGTGTAATTCTGGACATCACATAAAAGTCACAGGTATTGACGGCAAAGAAAATAAGTTTGGTCAAGATATTATGGATAAGTGGGTTAGGAAACTTAATTTTCAACAAGATAACAATGGTTTCAAAGAAGATAGGTCTTTAAATTCTTTAATAAACAAATTACATATGTCATTCTTTGTAAAGGGAGCGGCATCTGTAGAGATAGCATTTACACAACGATTAGAGCCATCTTTTATATCTCCAGTTAATCCTACATCAATATATTTTAAATCAAAAAATGACGAACTTATTCCATATCAGTTGCAACCTGATGGAGATCATAATAAAGGTAAATGGGAAGGAAATTACAAGGAAATAAATATTCCAAGCTTTTTTTACCAGCCTTTTGACTCCAGGCTTGATGATGTTTATGGAGTCTGTCCTATATTACCTTCACTTCAGATTGTTTTTTTTCAAATGCAAATATTGCAGGATTTACAGCTTGTAGTTCATAAGGCAGGTTATCCAAGGGTTGATGTGGAATTATTGGAAGAGATATTGATTAAAAATGCCCCGCCTATTATAAAAAATGACGCTAAGAAACTAACTCAATGGCTTAATGAAAGAAAATCAGCCATAGAAACTGAATATGAAAATATAAAACCAGATGACGCGGCTATACATTTTGATTCCGTAAAACTTAAGTATTTAGAATCCCAAAGAGGATTAGGGTCTTTTGACGCTAGAGCCCTTATAGAAGTGGTAGACGCTCAAGTTATAGCGTCTCTTAAAAGTCTTTCTACGTTAATGGGTCGCAAGACGGGTCGCACAGAAACATATGCTTCAGCAGAAGTATTACTTTACATAAAAGGTGTTGAGGCTATACAGCAAATAAGCGGTCAGATGATGTCAAGGGTATTGACTTTCTGCTTAAATATGTTTGGTATACAGGGTTATGTGAATTTTGAATATACCCCCATTGAGTTGAGATCTAAGACTGAGCTTGCTCAGTGGCAGGCAATACGAATACGAAATAATCTTATATATATAGCGTTGGGAATGAAAAGCTTTAACGAGGGAACCATCGAATTAATAGGCCATGCTCCTTCAGGTATACAACCAAAAGAAGAAGAACTTAGAGAAATAATACTTGCTATACTTAAAGCTAACTCTTCTCAGCCAGATAGGCCAAGCACAAACGATAATGGTGGCGACAGAGATAGTAATAATAATTTTAATACCGCAGGTGATTTGTTAGACCGAATAAATGGAAAAAGGTAATTTATGAATTTAGATAGAGTTAAATATAAAAAGGGTAGAGCTTGTGTTGAGTATATAATAAAAACAGGTAGGCAACGCGGGCAAGTAGACAGGCAATATGGAGAGATTGTTACCTGTCAGGAGTGTGGAAAAAAAACTTTTTCTTCGAGTTGTCATTTAAATATAGGTTGGGGGAAATTTTGTTCTCTGAAATGTGCAGGTCGATTGGAAAATCATAGCAATTGGAACGGGGGAAGATTTAAACATCCTAAAGGGTATATTCTTGTAAAATCTCCCAACCATCCTTTTGTAGATGATAATAACTATGTTCCTGAACATCGTTTAATTGTAGAAAGACAAATAGGTCGCTATCTTCATAGGTGGGAGATAGTTCATCATGTAAACAAAGTCAGAGATGATAACAGACCCGAAAAGCTCATGGCATTTAAGAGTAAGGGAGACCACAGTAGATTTCATTGTAATCCGGATACCGTAAAGCCAGAGGACATAATTTTTGATGGAAGAAAATTGGAGAAAGCAAAATAATGAGCGATAAAAAAAAGGATGTAATTTCAAGACTAAAGAAAAAGATGCAGAGAAAAAAAGAGGAGAAAGACCTTAAAAAGTCCTTATCCACGGAGATGTAATTATGGAAGGTTACTGTGTAAAGTGTAGAGGCAAGAAAGAAATTAAAGATGGGCAAAAGATTGCTATGGGCAATCGTGGACGTTTTATGTTTAAAGGTATTTGTCCAGATTGCAATACAATAGTTTGTCGTTTCTTAAAAAAGGAGAAAAAAGAAAATGGATAAGTATAAGCCGACAGAAGAAGAATTAAAACTCATTAACGATAAATTCGCGAAAGAACCTTATAAATCCGCGGATGATTTATATGTTTTTCCAGCCATGATAGTCGATAACGAGTTAACTGCCTATTTTACAAGATTACACCCTGATTTTCTCAACCAATGCGTAAAAGATTGCAATGAAGGTGGCGTAGTTCTTTTATTGGGTCATGACAAGACAAAACTCCCTACAGGGAAAGCTTTCAAAGGGATAAGCGTTTCAACAGGGGAATTGACAGAAATATTTGCGAAATGTTTTATGCAGAAGAATCTTAATGTCAGCGGCATAAACACCGATGATTTAATGAAAGCATATTTAGGCGGAACTACTGAAGATGTTTCAATAGGTTTCGCGGCTAAAACATTTGAATGTAATCTCTGCGGTAAAGATATTCGTTCTATGGATTGTCCCCATCTGCCCGGTCATAAATATAATGATAAGGCCGAAGAGGATGAGAAGGGCGAATTATGCTTTGCATGGGTCAAAGATCCCGCAGGCCCCAAGGGCGAGGCATTGCTTGAAATAAGCATAGTATATAAAGGCGCGGTAACGGCCGCTAAGCAGAAAAAACCATCTGAAGTCCCAGAATTTACCATAAACCTCGCGGATGGCAAGAAATTAAAGGAGATGCCCCTTGAGGCACCGATAGCAATGAATTTCAGTGCTCCTTTAAACGATGAATATGGCCGTGGAGAAGGTAGAGGTAAGGGCGGTCCAAGGCAAGGGGATGGCGGAGCTAAATATTGCAAATGCCCTAAATGCGGTTACACTATAGACCATGAAAGAGGAAAACCCTGTCAGGAAATTTCATGCGCAAAATGCGGTACTAAAATGGAAGGTACTAATAAAAAGAATAGCATGGAGCTATTAGATTGTTCTAAGTTAATGACAGGTGGATATAAAGAAAAAGAGTTAAAGGATTTTGAACTATCTTCTGATAATATAGACACTATTCTTGCTCAGGAGCTTTCCGAAGAAAATGTCAAGAAGCTTAAAGATCTTGCTATTGCCAATAAAGAGGATTTAGGTGTGCTACTTAAAGAATTTCCTGCCTATGAGATATTGAATACAGAAAAAGATTATGCCCGTTGGACTAGGGCATATATAAATAGCTTGCCCAATGCTTCTTTTGCTGTTATAGAGCCAGCTTATTCAAAAGGCGAGACAGATAATAAAAATGCTCGCCATCTTCCGCATCACAATGAAAAAGGCGGTGGGACATTAAACCAGAATCTTGATTTATCGCATCTTAGAAATGCTCTCGCAAGAATGAATCAGATTAAACCCGTAACAGACAGTATTTCAATAGAAGATTTGCGTGGTAAAGCGTCTACTCATCTTGAACATCATAAGAGTGCATTGGATAACGAAAGACAGGCTAACGAGATTAACTCTCTAATGACACAACTTGAAACTGCCAATACTAATAATAATGTGGCTGTTGATAAAATTGCTAAACTTGAACAAGAGAAAATTGATCTATTAGCCAAAGTTAAATCCACAGAAGAGGCTAATTTACAATTACAGATAGATAAAAAAGAACTTGAACCTAAAGCAAAGGAAGGAGAAAAATATAGAAATGATTTAATAAATGAAATACTTGAGTTGGGTATTAAGTTGAATGGTAACTCCTTTGATAGCGTAGTATATAAGAAAACGCTTGAAAATATGGCAATAGAGGATATTAAGGAAACGAAGGCTTTGTTTTGGACACAGCTTTGTGATAAATTGCCAGAGGTAAGAAATACCCTTGGGCCAAAGGCTATTTTGTCAGATTCAAAGCAATATGATGTTCCTGATAAAGCTTTCAAGGTAAGTTAAAAAAATAAAAAGGAAGGAGGAAAAGCAATATGGCTAGAGGTTTGATAACAAGAGATGTTCAATTTGAAGAAATTGACGCTAATTTTACTACCTATAAAAACGATCCTGGAACAGCACTAGATTCAGATGACATTGGTAAAGCAGTTGTAATAATTGCTAATGGAACTGTAGGTTTAGGCTGGGATGGAGGTCGTATTTGTGGAATATTAGCAGCCGTTAAAAGTGACGGTTACGTAACTGTCCAAGATGGTGGTTATAAGGAAGAAGTTCCTTATTCATCTTTGCCGGCAGTAGGAGATAGGGTTGTAACTAATGGCTCAGGATCAGTGAAACCTGTAGGTTCTTCTGCTGTTATAGGAGACCATGAGGTTGTAAGTGTTGATACTACTAATGAAAAAGTAGTGTTAAAGCTTGCTCGTTAAAAAAATCTAAACGAAAGGAGGACTTTAAATAATGGAACAGTTGGTTTTAGAAAAAGTAGGTTTAAAAAAGGTAGAGAAAGCCGAAGATCTTAGTCTTAGCGAGGAATTTTACGCTATTTCCGAGAAACATAGGCTTACTTTCTCGCAATTATTAGAGAAAATAAATCCATCTACGGCCGATGATACACTTGACGCCTTTGAAAGACAGTGTAAAAGATTCGGGATTATATTAAAAGATGTTCCCGAAAGAGGTATTTATGCCTCTACAGGTGATATGTTTTTCCAGAGCAATCAACCAGCTTCAAGGATTCTTTTTCCAGAGTTCTTGAACAGAGTTGCTCGTATATCGCTATTAGAGGATTATGACCTTAATTGGATAATAGCTAATACCAGGAATATTGACAGTGGAGCTTTCAGATCTCTTTACATAGAAGATACGGCTGCTAACAGACGTAAGGCAAGAGTAACTGAAATGTCAGGTTTTCCTACGACTAAGGTAACTTGGTCAGAAGAAGCTGGGTCTGTTTATAAAAATGGAATACGTCTTCTAATGAGCTATGAGTTTGTAAGAAGAGCTTCTATACCCATGATTTCATTGGTTATAAGCAGAGTTCTTTTGCAGTCTCGTAGGGATGATTTTGCTGATGCCATAAATGTCTTGGTAAATGGTGATGATCATGCAACAACTGCTAATCCGGCAGCAGTAAGCACATTAACATCTCTTGATGCCGCGGCAGTTGCTGGTACGTTAACCTATAAGGGTTACCTGAAATTTGGTAATCTATTTAGGCCGTATAGGATGACCACGGCAATAGGCACAATAGATACTATATTACAAGTTGTTCTTTGCGCTAAACCATCCACAGACCCAATACAGCTTTTTGCTTTGTTACAGGAAAAAGGCACTAAGCTTGGTGAAAATATAACTGTGGTAAATCCGGCGTGGAGTAATGTAAGCTTGATTATACATGATGATGCCCCCACGGACAAACTGATAGGTTTAGATAAGAGATACGCATTAGAAAGGATAACAGAAATAGGAGCTGATTTGCAGGAAACTAATAAGATTATAAATGGTCAATTTGATGAAATAGTCTTGTCAGAATCCAGCAATTTCTCAAAGTTATTCACTTCTGCGTGTAAAATACTTAATATAGGCGCATAATGTATTAGTTAAAAATTAAATGGGGGTATCGAATATATTCGATACCCCCATTTTGCAGAGGAAAAATGAAGATAAAATTACGACTTAGAAACCCAAATGGAATTGCATGTGATCCTGAAAGCCGTATCACGTGGACAGGAAAAAATATTGTAAAATCCGATATAACTACATTTGTAGCCTCTGCTATAGCAAGAGGATTACTTGAGAGAATAGATATTGACGATGATAGTTTAATTAAGCTTTTAAGAGCTATAAATAATAGATTTCCAGATAATGATTGGTGTGATAATATAGCAAAAATTAAAAAACCTTGTGGAAAATGCAAAGGGTGTAAGATAAAACAGAATATAAATAGTATAATAGCAGGACAAGACAAGGATTTTTGATATGGCCTATGAACGTAAGATTTTGAAAGATCATGGATACCAAGATATTATAAGAGACAAACTTGGAATTGATTCTACAACTCTTCCTGACACATCTATTGACCGTATGGATGGGGTTGAACTCGCTGAAACTATTATGATTGATAGGGTTCCTGATTATGCTTATCTTACTGGAAATGACCTTTTATATTTAAAAATAGCAACTATTTACTGTGTTTCTGCAATTTTATCAAAAGATTTAGGACAGGGAACACTAAAAGCTATAAGTATAGCTGACATAAAATATGAGAACTTTCAGCAAAATATGGCAGATAAGGAAAAAGATTTATGGGAAAAGGTAGACGAATTTTTAGCTAAGATTTCAACATATACATACGAAAATAAAACATTAGTAGAGTTTGTGGGTGGAACTGAAGATCAGGATGTAAGCTCTGCAACAAGTGGAACATCATCACCATTTAATTAAAGGAGCAATATGAATGATAATATAAAAACTAATTTAAAGATCGGTGACTTAATTTTTGATACATCAGAGTTAGGCTTGGCTGCATTTTTAAAAGTATCTGGTCTTGAGATTAAAATTATGTTTAGGAAAGATAAAAAGACTATTTTTTCATTTAAAGATACTCCTGAAAGAAAAAAATTGGTTGATGATTATTTTACTGGAAAAGCAAAAGTTGAACCTCTTGCATTTAGAAGCACTATGAGAGATTTAAAAAACTATACTTTTAACAAGTGAGGCTTAAATGGCTTTAGCACTTGAAACCTACAGAGGGGATGATTTTATAAGGACAATAGAATTTACCGAAGATAATGAACCATTATCTATTGTTGGATGGGTTGTATATTTTACGGTAAAAAGAAATCCTGATGATACAGATGATGATGCAATTATTAAAAAAGATATTACTGAACATAGTGATCCTTCAGGCGGCATAACAAAGATAACTGTTCCAAAGTCTGAAACTAACTATCTTGGAGAGTTTTATTGCGATATAAGAGTAAAAAATGCTGATGGCATAGTAAAGACTATGGATAAAGGTTCTATTAAATTTATTAGAGATATTAGCAGGAGAGCGTCTGCATGATTAAAGTAAATGTTGTTGATGAAATTCTTAGAATAAATGTTTCTGAAGAAACAATTGCTATTAATTTGCAAACAATATCTTTCCCGTATCATATAGATAACGAACTATCAAATATATCTACAAATCCTGTTCAAAATAAAATTATTACAGCAGAACTTGACAAAAAAATAGAAACTGAAACTGATCCTATATTCTGTGCTCATGCCGCATATGGCATTACAAGTCAAAAAATAACAAATTGGGATACTGCATTTAGTTGGGGAAACCATTATGGACTTTACGATCCAATAAATACAGCTTCAGAGGCAATATATAATCATGAAACATCTTACGATCATTCTCTTATAGCAACAGCTATACAAACAGAAACAGACCCTATTTATAATGCTGATAAGTCAAGTATAGTTTTTGATGGAGATAATATATCGAAATTAGTTAATGACTCTGGATATATAACATCATATACTGAAACTGATCCTATATTTTCCGCATGGGACAAGTCAACTGGTATATCTATAATAGAAAACCAAATAAGTGATTTACAGAGCTATCTTCTTGCTGGGGATAATATATCTGTATTAACAAATGATTCAGGATATATAACAGGTATTACAGGTTTGGATGTAACAACAGCATTAGGATATACTCCAGAAAATATCGCAAATAAGGGATCGAACAATGGATATGCTTCTTTAGACATTGGCGGAAAGGTTCCTGTTTCAGAACTCCCAAGCACAATTATGGTATATGAGGGAACATGGAACGCTGATACTAACACCCCAACTTTATCTGATTCGGTTCCACCGGAACATGGATCAGGAACAATATATGTATGCACTGTAGCTGGGACATGTGACTTAGGGTCAGGGGCAATAACTTTTGCAATTGGTGATTGGGTTATTTATAACGGTTCTATATGGCAGAAGTCTATAAATAGTAGTGCTGTAGTTTCAGTAGATGGTCAGCAAGGTATTGTTGTATTATCAGGGATATATCAAGCTATAAATACTAATCTTACATCATTATCGAGTCTTGATTATGTTTCAACTTCTTTTGTTAAAATGACTTCCGCCGGAACATTTGAATTAGATACAAACATTTATATTACCACTGAAACCGATCCATTATCTCTACATATCGATGGAGAAACACGTAATGTAACAAATGGAACATTTGACCTCACCACTACAGGCATTATATCAGCAGGTTCTATGGATTGGACAGGAGGTAATGTAGTCTATGTTCCTCTCACTGGAGACATTAATACTTACATTACAGCCGCTTCTGCCGGTGATACGCTGGTTCTGGTCGCGGGAACATATACTATAACGTCAGGCATTGTAGTTAATAAGAAACTTCATATTCAAGGTCAGGGCGAAGGTATAACGACAGTTACATGTTCTACTGACAACGTTAATATGTTTATAATGTCTGTATCAGGGTCTATGCTATCTGATATGACCATAGCCAAGTCAGGGGCGATGACTACGACGCTAAAATATATAGTATTGGTTTCTGATTCTTGTAACTTATATAATTTAGAAATACTAAATACTTGCACCGGAGGAGATGTAACGAGTATTGGTATAGGAACTGTAACCGCAGGTCTTACAATCAACATCGAAAATGTAAGATTCTATGGGACGGGTGCGATAGGTAAGCATTATTTTATATTTATGTCAACTAATTCGTCTATTATAAATATGTATAACTGTTATGGTTATGAGAATAATGGGACTTCGGCCACAGGTGGTGATATCCTTATTGCATTATCGTCCGGAATAACTAATATATATAATTCATCATTTAATTCCGTATCTAATAACGGTAGGGCACCAATATCTATGGGTGGTTCTGAAGCATCCGCAAACGCCTATAACTGTGTATTCAATGGCTCAGGAGCGACATCATACGATGTCAGGCAAAGTTCTGGCACTCTCACTCTTTACGATTGCACCCTTGTCAACAATAAAACCTCCGGCACAATAACCTATGGCGGAACAATAGTTACAAACAAGCTTAAAACCGCTAATATTCATCCCTCTGCCGACTCCACTACCGCAATACAGATATGTAAGGCTGATGCCGCTACAAGTATTCTTAACATAGATACGAGTAATGCCAGGGTGGGCATAGGCACTACTGCCCCTGACAGACAGTTAGAAATAAACACCGGTGCCGCCACTGGAGGACTAAGGTTAACCTATAATGACGCTAACGGAAGTGCCGCTACCTATGCTGACTTCTTAATAGACAGTAATGGTGACTTAGCAATCACTGCCACAGGCGGGGATATAAGTTTTGGGGATGAGGAGGTCCTTGTAGGTAATAAAATTAAGTTCACCCAGGTAGACGGCAACGAATACATAGACTCTCTAAATGATGGGTATATGGACTATCGTGCCACTACTGCCCATAGGTTCGGTGATGGAACTAATCAAGCAGTAATATCTTCAGATGGAGAAATCACATTTGAAGGCACAGCAAAAAGGAAACTTACCATACGACCAAACCTAATAGAAACATCTGCAAAGGCAGGTGGGACACCAACACAAATTTATAGGGGTGTAAATGTAGGCTACTCAATGCCTATATGGAGTGACCCAGTTAATTTAGATGAACAATTATTTTTTAGGATGAGAGTGCCTTTTAGATGGGATGGGACTACCGACCCGCAGTTTGGCATAATGTGCACAATCCAAAGTGCTGAAGATGTCGGAGATAAGTTTAAATTTGAGCTATCTTGGCAAACTACTACCTGCCACGGAAGCACAGTAATGGGAACTACCGACTCAGATTGTTATACAGAGCAGACGATTATAACAGGCGGTGGAACTCAATATACAGCCTATTGCGTGTTCTTTAATTTAGATGCCAGCGATGCAACAAACCCTATAACAGCAGGTAATATGTTACAAGGCAGAGTAAGGCGTGTTTCTGCTTCTGAAAATGAAATAGACGGAGAAGTGGGTATATGGGATTGGGTAACTTCGTGGGCGGTTGATAAGGTTGGTTCGGATTGGGCAATCGAGGAGAATGTGACATAAGGCTAACTCCCTTACACCTAAATACAAGGCGGTGGAAGATGACAAGCTTGGGGAAATTGTTCAATGAAGGTCTTATACGAAGTGAGCATAAACGACAGATGATATTAGCTTATGAGGAGTTTTTACAAAGAAAGAAAAACTACTTCGCACTTGTAAATAAACGAGAAAGACAAAAATGGAACGATAAGCAAAAGGAGAGGTTATAACTATGGAAAAAATAATTGAAAGGAGACAAGATGTAGGCCTAAAAGCTATATATGGTATTTCTGGAGGTATAATTATGTTTTTGGTTACTTTGTTTTTTAATCACACCTATAATATGGCTAATGAGGCTTACAGCATAGCTACGACAGCCACAAAAGATGTTGCCGTACTTAACCAGTGCATTTCAGAAATAACACGAAGATTGGGAAGCATAGACAGTAAACTCGACACTATAATAGGTAATAAATAAAAAGGAGATTAAAGTGGATATTAAATTAAGACAAATTAAAGATGCATATAGAGGTCTTATGGCTGTTTTAAATCATCCCATGGATGTTAAACTTGCATACAGGATGAGAAAAATAACAAAGCAAATAAATATGGAATTAAAATATATTGAAGAATCCCGTTCGGAATTAGTTAAGAAATATGGAGAAAAGATAAAGGATAAAAATGGCAAAGAAACCGATCAAATTCGTGTACATGATGCAAATATTAAAAAGTTTAGTGAAGAATTTGAATCTTTGCTTGATGAAAAAGTTAAAATTAACATTGAAAAAATACCATTTGAGTGTTTAGAGGCGATTGAAAAAATATCCCCTAATGAACTTTCAAGTATAGAGATTTTTATAGAAGAACCTATTAATAATAATAATAAAAAAAATAAATAATAGAGGATTTAATGTTAAAATCAAAAATTGATTTTATACTTAATAAATTTGGAGATGACTTTGAAATAGTTAGATCAACAGGCAATGTGTCAATAAAAGGTAAGGCCAGTAAGATAAAAATAATAACTAATCCATGGGATTCGCAATATTTAAAACAGGGGACATTCAATTGGGATGAGTCTATAGAACCAGGTGAAATATTGTATGATACAGTTCAGGAAATATATTATTTTGTCTATACATCTCATAATTATTATATGGATAGTGATTTAGTGGCACAGTCAAGAATATTACTTATGATAAACGCTACTTGTGAAATAAAAAGACTTTCAGGGGCCGCAGGTGAGATGGGAGGTACAACACAAACATTTATAAGCCAAAAGACTGGGATACGTTGCCATTTGAGAGAAGTAAACGCTTCTTTAAAATCAGAAAATCCCGGGTTTTCAGAAACAGTTTCATTTATTTTATATATTCAATCAACAGAATCTCCAGTAATTTTAGATAGAATTGTTATAGATAGTGTAAATTACCAGGTAGATAGAATTGATAATATAACAATTGATGGTATATACAAAATAGATCTTTCACTTGATAAAAGGTAATATATGAGCAATATCGCAGTTGGTATAAATGTAGATATATTTATGAAATTTTTGAAAGAAATGGCATATCTAACAATGGTAAACTGTCTTAATATAGTAAAAGATGAGTGTTATAAAATGGTTCCAATTGATACTGGAGAATTACGTGACTCAATACGTATAGAATCACCTAAATGGATTAATCCTTTTATTTTACAGGGTAAAGTTTTAGCAGGAAGCGAGAGTATACCACAGGCATGGTATACAGAACATGGAACTAAATCTCATGGCCCTGTATTTTTTCAAATGATGCACTTTACTTATAAAGGTGCTGAAGTGTATACCAAATGGGTAAAGGGTATCAATGCAATGCACTGGATGAGAAACGCCATAGTATTTTCACGGTCAAGAATACAAGAACAGATAACACTTCTTATAAAAGAGTTCTCAAACGTAAGCATAGTATATACAGAAACAAATTTAGAATGGTAATAATATGATAGAGGTTGAGACAGCATTATATAATTATCTTAAATCTGATACAGGAAAAGATAATCATGGAATATGGTTAGACTCTACAGATCAAAGGACATATGCCGCAATGTTGGGAGCAACGGCAAGTGATATACATAAACACTTAATTCCTACTAGACAACCTCAGGTAATAGAGGATAATTTGCCTATTGTGTCATTTTATACAATTGATATGCCAATAAATTCTAAATACCCTGATTTTAAAAATATTTCTATTCAGATTGATATATATTCTGATGATGTAACAATGGTAGAATTAAAAAAAATAGCGAGACGGCATTTTCAACTATTGGATAACCATACAATATCAACATCGTTGCCATTATTAGGTATTTGGAGACATGCAGGAGAATTACAGACATTGTTGTCATTGCCTAATTTACGGTGTTACACTCAAAGATTTGTAGTTCCTGTTAAAAGATATTTTGCCGAAACAGGCAAAAAGAAGTAACAAAAACCAAGGGTAATAAAAATAATAAAGAAAGGAGGTAAAAGGTATGGAAAAGTTATATTTGTCTGGTTCAGGAGAGATGCTAACCAAAATATCGGGAGGCAGTCTTATTAAATTTGGGACGATACAAAATCTATCTATTTCCACAAATGCCACATTTAAGGAATTATTTGCTGGAGCGGGTTTGTTTCCTGTGGTATCAAGAGCTTTTGAAAAATCAATAGAGTGCTCGGCCGAAATAGCCAGTTTTGAAAAGGACTTTATTGAAATTTCCCAAGGTCTTGATTCAAGCGATCCATCAACCGTTGATAGATTTGTATCATCAGAACCTCAGACTGTAGCTGCTGGAGTTGTAACAGTAGATAAGGATGCATATAATGCTACTTATACGTATGTTGTTGATTCCAATGGCAACAAGCTTACAAGGGTATCTGGATCACCATCATCAGGTGAATACCAGGAAAGTGATCCTACAACTGGAGAAATTACAGTCAATACTGAACTTAATGACACTGATATATATATTAGTTATGTATACTCATATAACTACACTTTAAATGCTGACGATGTTGAAGCTATGATGGTAAAAGCAGATGTTTTGCCAAATGAGTTTCAGCTATGGTATCAGTGCTTGATTGAGGAGGGAAGCACTACTAAGGGTGTAGAAATAATGTTTTATAAGTGTATTCCTACAACTGATATGAAATTAAACTTTGCCAGGGATTTTGTAATTCCAAACTTTACGTTTAAGGTTACAGATCCTAAGCGTGGCGATGAAAGAATCGGATATTATTTAATTAGGTAAAAATATTAGTATAAATATTAGGGCGGGGGCTTTTAATACGTGCCCCCGCCATACAAAAGGAGAAATTGAAAATGAGCGAAAAAAATGATAAGTTATCCATACTGCTTCAGAGTCCTAGAGAAATAACATTGCTTGATGGAAAAAAATATAAAATACCAGTGCTTACTTTTCCAGATGCTCTTGAGTTAAGCGAAAAGATAAGTATGATAAATACTATTCCGGCAGTTGCTATAGTAGACAAAGAACAACGTGAAAATTTGATTTGTATACTGGAAAAGATTTTCAGTTATAATTATCCTGAAATTACAAGAAAAAGATTACAAGAAAATCCACCATTAATTGACTTATCGCAAATAAGAGAAATAATAGCTATAGCCCTTGACATAAGTGGACTAAAAAAGTAAATACCTCTGATGGAAATGCCCAACCATCAGAGGTTAACTGGGGCAGAATATTTTTTGCGTTACACCATTACTGTCATTTAGCTGAAAGTGAGATAAAGAATTTAAGTTTTCCTAAATTGATTATGTATTTACACGAGATAAAAGAACAAATTAACTATGAAATAAGATTACATGGTGGAGATGTAGATATGAAACCTAAAAAAGCAACTGTGCAAGATATTAAAAAACTGTTTGGATGGATAAATGGCGGTAAAGCAAAAAGGAAAAAATAATGGGTGATCAGGTAGGACAAATATTTTCTTCTGTTATTGTTGATTTTACAAGTGTAAAACAGGAAGCTGAAAGCCTAAATGTTGTTCTTAAAAAATTAGGTATTACATTAGGAAATCTTAGTAAAAAAGCTGATTTAGCGTCCGGAAGTTTTAAAACATTAGGATCATCATTTGGAAATGCCAAAACACAGGCACAGGCTGCAACAGGAGGATTTTCAGGATTATCATCTGCTGCTGGCCATGTAAGTAAACAAACTATTGTATCTACAGCTAGTGTGAACACATTTAGTACTGCCCTAGTTGTTATGAGTCAACGAGCTATTGTATCTACAGCTAATATTCAATTGCTTGTAGGAACCATTAGATATGCTGGTAATAACTTTAGATACGCGGGTCAACAAGCTCAAATAGCAACAGGCCCAATTGTAGATGCCGGCAGAGCAACAAAATACGCTGGAGATGCGGCCGGAGGAGGCGGCGGAGTAGGAGGCGGAGACGGAGCTGCCGGAAAATTTTATAAGTTCGGTGAAAGTATGGCCAGAACACTGTCTATTGCTATAAGATATTATGCGGCTTATGGACTAATAACAACTGCTATAAATTCTATTTCAAAAACCATAAAAGACCTTCAAGATTTAGAGATGGAATCAATTTTTATTAAACCGGCTTTATCCGGGGAAAATATGGCAAGTGTATTAAAAGAAATAATTCCTTTGTCTCAAAAATGGGGAATTGATTTAATAGAGTCATTTCGTGGAGTGCAGCAGATTTCTCGCTCTTTGAGTGATATGTATGAAATGGACTTACCGGCCGCTATAGCTCTTACAGATGTTGCTATGAAAATAACAGCAGTCAGTGGACAGAATCTCAATGAAACTATATCTAATATGGTTGGTTATATTAGACTTTTACGCATTGAAAGTGTTGGAGATATTGAAAAATTTATGTCTACAATTTACTCAGCTGCATACCTTACTAATGAAGCTTTAACTAAATCTGGTAAATCTATAAGTGGTGGCGCACTCGCAATGGATACCTTGACTGACGCAATTCAAAGAATGTTACCAGGATTATTAAGATTTGGAATGTCACAAGAACAAATAGCTGCTGTAGCTTCTGTATTTGTAACTAATTTAGATGAAGCCGGACAGGGTATTGGAGGATATTCCGCTAAATTATTCGAGGCTATTAAAAGTAATAAAATTTTGGTGCAAACATATAAAGAAATTGGAATAGAACTTGAACGTGGGGATAATTTATTAGGCCAAATGGCATCAGGTTGGCAAAAAATGAATGATAGACAAAAAGATGCCATAGCAAAATCGCTACAAATAGGAATGGGCGTCCATGCCACAGCTACATTTTTAGAAAGTTTAACACAGATACAGGAACGCGCTAACTGGCTGCAAGAGAATAATAATTTATTAAATATAAAAGCAATAGAAATAATGGGAACTTTGCAGAAGAAACAGGATCAGCTAAAGGTATCATTGCAAGCTTTAGGTATAGAAGCAGGACAAGTATTTATACCTATTATGAAATCTATTATTGATGTGCTAAGGATACTAACGTCTGTATCTGGTGGAGTAGCTCAAGCCTTACCAAAAACTTTTGATGATTATATAAAAGTAGTTCAGGGTGGTGGGTCAGCTTTATTAATCGAAGGCATAAAGAAAGGAATAAAAGATTTAGCTGACCCTAAAGATTATCAAAAAGCTGCAGAGAATATAAAAATGGTAAGACGCCACATGGAAGCCGCAATGACAGGCGGAACTGTAGGCGGCGTAATGGGACTCGAGAGTTCAAAAGATATAGTAAAAGAGTTTACAAGGGATATAAATATGGCAACATATGCCCTTGGGCCTTATGCAAGCGAAACAGAAATAGCCGCTTTAAAAGTAAGTATACTTGAAGGGCAATTGGAAAAATTACAGGAAGTTTTATATAGTATGACAATGGCAGAAGGATTATCATCTGAAGCAGAAATAAGAGAACAACAAGAAGCTATACGAAAAACAGTATATGAAATTGAAAAGCAGAGAAAAGCAATACAAGAGTATAATAATGAACAGGTTAACTCGTTTAAGTATAGGGCTATGGAAGTAAATGGATTCAAAGAAGAATTAATTATTCAGCAAAAAATAAATGACCTAATAAAAGAAAAAAACCAGCTTGAATCACGTGGAATTTCAACTAGTGGGTTACAAGAAAAAATAGACTCTTTACGTGGAGACGCGTTGATTATTTCAGAAAAAACAGCACGTAATGAGCTTGAACGACTTAAAAATTTTGAGTTATCTTATAAATATTTAGACATGGAATCGCAAGGATATAATAATATAGTAATACAAAAAGAAAAAATAAGGGATTTAGAAAAAGAGATACTTGAGCTGAAAAAAGATGGAAATGACATAGGAAAAAATTCTGTTGAAATAGACAAAAAAGGCAAGGAATTAGACAACGAAAGACTTGAACTAAAAAAACAAATAGTTCAAGAACAAACAGCCATATCTGATAATCTTAAAAATATTGTGTCCAGTGGGCTAATGGATATAATAAATAAGACAGCAACATGGGAAGATATATTATCAAATGTAGGAGAATATGTATTAGAAAAAATAATAGAGAAACTTATAGAAGCTACTATACTTAATGCGGCATTAAATGCTTTAGGGGGAGCATTAAGCGGTTTCCTTGGAGGAACTCTACATTCCGGTGGAGAAGTTAAAGGAAGCACGATACCATCTGGAGAAAAATACCATATAGGTGGCGTAATTAAGGATTTGAATAGACTTCCAAGCTTTCAAGTTGGAGGAGAAGTTCCAGTTTTAGCTCAAGCAGGAGAGTTTGTTGTGCGAAATGGCCCATCTCAATCGCATAGGAAATTGTTAGAAGATATAAATTCCGGTAAAGATATTGGAAGCAAACCCATAGAATTAACAGTGGTAAATGTTGTTGATTCTTCATTTGTTTCAGCGTCAATTAAAAAAGACCCAAGAACGGTAATAAATGTAATAGATCAAAATTTATTGATGGCAGGATCAACAAGACGTATCCTAAAAAGCGATTTTGGAGGTTAAAAAATGTCAAGCGAGATATTTCCTATAACTCCAAACGAAGCATACTATCCTAATGATGACAGCATTAGTTTTTCTACACTTATAAGCCCATTTGAATCAGGTAAAGAACAGAGAGAAAAAAAATGGGAAAAGGGCAAAAGAACAATATCTATTGTTTGTGATTATGAAATAGCATCTGATGATTTAATTGACGAAGTATATGAATTTTACAAAGCTCGATTTGGTTCTTGGGATAGTTTTTGGATAAAAAATCCAAATTCACATGAAATAAAAAATGAAGATGTTGGTGATGGGGATGATAACAATAAAATATTTTATCTTGATAATTATCCCGCAGATTCAAATAATATATCAATTTACTTTAACGGTGTACTGCAAGAATCGGGATATGTTTTTTTAAATGACGCTGTTAATAGTGTTTCTAAAATAACTTTTACTTCCGCCCCAAGCCTGGGTATAAAAATAACAGCTACATATGATTTTTATATAATAGTCAGGTTCGCAGAAGACACATTAACCCGTAAACAATACGCAAGAAGATTATTTCAAACTGGAATTAACTTAGTGGAGTTATTCTAATGCCAAGAGATTTATCAGAAACAATTTTATCTGAATTGCCCAAAGAACAATTGCCTACAACAGCAGAGCTTTACGATATATTTTTAGACAGTCAAACTCTGTATTATACGGATTATTTTGAAAATATAAATTTTTTTGATGTAGAAAACAACGCACAGGAATATACAGCATTATCAATTTCGAGAGGTAAATCATTGCGTTCTGCTGATAAAATAGATTCTTTGGTTGTCCATGTTGATAATGTGAATAGCTATATGAGTTCATATCTAGCGGCAAATGAGTTTAGAGGAAGACGCATAACGATAAGAAAAGTTTTTTTAAACCATTTGGATTCTTCAACACATCAGATATGGATAGTTCCTATAGGTATTATGGATAAGCCTGTATTGAAAGAAAATCAGGGTGATATCAACGTAACGCCTTTATTCGGAACGCTTAACAAATCTATACCTAAACGCAAACATCAACTTTTATGTAATCAAAGATTTGGAGATCACAGGTGTATGATTGATAGAGATGATCCTGCAAATAAGCAATCAGGTGAAATGGATGTTGATAGCACCCAAATACTTATAAAAGATGCTTCACGTTCAGAGGCAACAAATTATTGGCAATTCGGTGAATTACATGTAATTTCTGGAACACCATCTAATATAGGCTCTAAAAGGATGGTTAGAAAATCACTTTCAGGAGAAATATATCTGAATTTTCCTTTACCTGCTGTTCCTGTAGAAGGTGATCAATATACAGTTTATAGAGGTTGCGATAAAACTCTTGCTTCTTGCACGGATAAATTTTCAAATGAAGATAATTTCACCGGATTTCACACAATACCACAACTGCTTGTAGCCAGATAAGGAGACAGATGTTTGGAAAAATATATTTTATTATTATAATTCTTTTACAAATTATAGGTTTTTGGGCAAATATAAAAATCTATAAAGGTAAGCCGTTAATTATAAATATGTTTATTTGGTTTATATATTTACCTATTTTGGTAATTTTATTTCAATGGGCGTGGAAATGAGCACAATAATAGATTCAGAATTTTTAAATGTACCTTATAAGTTAGGTGGAAGAGACCTAAAAGAAGGTGTTGATTGCATAGGCATAGGATTTCTTTACCTAAAAAAACAGGGTATAATTATACCCCATGATGATGGTATGGGATTTAGCGAAGATTGGAGGGAAATAACTCCTGACAGATACGATGATGCTATGAAAAAGATTTTGCCTAAATATGGTAAATTGATATTAGTTTTTAATCATATAAAGCCAAATGATGTAATAGTTTTTTCATTTGATAAAAAAAAATCAGCCGAAGCCGCGGTATATATAGACAAAGGTTATTTTTTACATATCGAAGAGGGTAAGAAATCAGAGCTTATACAACTTAATGAAATCCACAAAAGATTGTTTTTTTTCGCTATAAGAATTAATAATAAGGAGTAATAAGTAGCAATAAGGAGTAACTATGCCATCTGTTGCAGTAGGAGCAGCGTTAGGAGCTTTATTTGGTATGACGGGTCTAGCCTCTGGTGGATTTGTTTTTGGGGCTACTTTAGGAGCAAGTGTCATAACAGGTGCTCTTCTTGGAGCTTCTATAGGCAGTTATGTAGGCGGCTTAATAGAGCAGACAAAACTAAAAAAAAGTTTGTCTCCAAGATATCAAAGCCAGATATTGTTTGGGGCAGTTACTAATACTGTAAGTAATGAAATTCCACTTCCTGTTTTATTTGGTGAGCTTAAATTGTATGGTAATATAATATGGCAGAATACACTTGAAGCATCTTCCACAATTCATCAATTTATAACACTTTCAGAAGGCGAAATTGAATCTATTTCAGATGTTAGGGTAGATGATATACCTATATCCGAATTGCCAGGGTGTTCTTATACGGCATATTTAGGGACACCAGACCAAACTCCAGATTCGAGATGCGCGGGTTCCGTCAAAGGATTAAAACATACAGCTTATTTAGCAATTACTTTGAGTGTTTCTGATAAGTTAAGCGGGGGGCAACCAACTATTTCATGTATTTGTGAGGGTATAAAAATTAAATTATGGGACGTAGAATTAGGGGAATGGGTAACCCAATATTCAAACAATCCTGTATGGGTATTAAGAGAAATTTTAACAAATATAGATTGGGGATGGGGAATAAATGAGGATTGGATTGATGATGATAGTTTTAAACTTTGGGCGGCTTTTTGCGATGAATTAGTAGATAAAGCTCCTGGCGAAGAAGGCACCGAAAAAAGGGCAACTTATAATTTTCTATTAGACGAAAATAAACCAGCTTATGATGTTATTCACGAATTAATGAGCACTTTTGGAGGATTTTTATCATTTACTGGCCCAAAGGTAAAAATTGGAGTCGAAACAACAAGTTCTATTGTCCAAGATTTTGACCTAGATAACATAATAAACGGGTCATTTACCTATCATCTTACTGGCAAAGATGATACCCCAAACAGGGTAGCTGTTGAATATGTAGACCCAGATCAAAACTACTCCAAGACAATGGCATACCATAATAATGAAATAGCTCAAAGGGAGCGTGAAGAATTGGGAGATGAGCCGGTAGTATTGGCATCTCTTAGAATGTGGGGCATAACAAGATTTTCACAAGCGTCAAGAATGGCAAGATTATACTCGGATTTAGCCAGTATATGCGGGACTCTTTGTTCATTTGAGACAAATATAGTAGGTATAAAATGTGAATTAGGTGATGTTATTACGGTAACTCATACAACTCCAGGATGGGATAAAAAGCCTGTCAGGGTTTTAAGCATGGAAGAATCCCCTAATAATCGCATTATATTTGTCGCAAGAGAATACTATGAAGCCCTATACGATGACAGTTATGGAAGCAGTGAAACACAATTTACTTATGGAACCCCAAAGAATCCCCATGTTGCATGCTCTGATGTTGATAATCTTCAAGTATCAGAATCGTATTATGTTAATCAAGATGGTGTTGTAATATCGGATATAGTAGTAACATTTGATGACATAGATGATAAAACTTTTTTTGACTATTATACAATAGAACTAAAAAAAGATGATGGTGATTATGTTATAGTTGGAACTCCAAGATCAAATACATTTACTATACAAAATATAGAGATATATAAAACATATTATGTAAGAGTGAAAACTGTATCTACTTATAATTTAATAAGTTCTGGTATTGTTTCTGATGAATTGGAATCTATTGGAAAAACAGCAAAACCATCTAATATAGAATATTTTTCAGTTGTCCAATTTGAAGAAAACTTAATATTTGGATGGTATCCTATAACAGACAGGGATTTTTCATATTATGAAATAAGGTCTGGTAATAATTGGGACTCTGGCAAACTTGTAGCTACTATATTTGTAGGAACTCAATATAAATTAAGTTATTTTCAATTTGGATCTCAAACTTATTGGATTAAAGCATATGATACTTCTGGAAACTCATCAGATATTGCTAAATCTGCTTCAATTCTTATTACAAAACGTCCAAGACTTAATTTAGTAGCATATTTTAGCGAATACACCATAGCAGGAACACCATTAGAGACTTGGGTTGATGAAAACATATTAATTGAATGGGGAAATTTATATGATAAAACATATAATAGACGGGTTTTTGATGGAAAAACATATCATAGGTGGGATACTATTCCGTTATCATGGAACGACGCTGCTCAAACAGCATTTGGCTGGGATAATCCAAAGGGAGAATACCCCCCAGATACACCAAAATCTGAATGGCCATATCAAGATTTAAAGTGGCAATATCCAACAGTAGATCTCGGGGCAGTAATAAAATTTATGTATGTTTACTATGAAAAAATATTTAATACGGAAGGACATTATATTTTTATAGAAAATAGTTTTAGCGATGATGGTATTACGTGGACTCCATGGGTATTATACCAAGCTGGATTTGTTACTGCTAGGTATATACGTATAAGAGGAACTATTAGAGGATATAATCCTTTGGCAGTATGGGGAGTTTTTAAATACTATGATGCAACGAGCACTGTTGATATGGTTGACATAAGATACTCAATGAAGGATATTGCTATATCAAGCGGAGGCACTACAATAGAATTTGATGATCCATTTACTATAGTTCCGACATTGGTAGCAACAGCCATGGACAATGATGGAAATGATTTAATACCTGTAATTGACAAAAGTTTAATATCAAATACACATGCCTATAATGTTTTTGTTAAAGATTTAGATGGAATTGCCGTAAATGGATTTTTAAATTTACATTTAGAAGGATACTAATGAATATATTAAAATTAAAAATTGGTAAATATACTTACGATAAAAAAGAAAATATGGTAAAATATAATAGGCCGATAAATATATTTTCAGAAAAAGACAATTATAAAATTATTGAAAAACTTAAAAGATTGGATTTTATTAAAAGAGGAGTAGAAAATGTTAATAAATGATTACGAAAAAGCTTATTTTGATAGGTATATACCAAGACCCCGAGGAGGATTTTCAAGCGCAAATATGAGAAACCAATTTATTGCCCTTGCTTCTGGCGATAACTTGGCATTAAGGCCGCAAACAACTGTTATATTAGAGCAGTTTGATTATCCGTTAGATCCAAATACAGGTATATCTCCAAGTGCTCAATATTACTGGTCTGGAACAGGTGTAACTGTTACATCAAGCATAACAGAACAATATGAAGGTATAGCATGTTTAAAAATGACTATTGACGCTACCGGAGATAGAACATGCACACATATTGATTTTGATGCGATAGACATATCAGATTGTGCTATGTTGGGGTTATGGAACAGGGCTAATGTTTCTGAAGCCACGTGTAAGTTTGTAATAAGAGATAGTTCTGACAATGAAAGTTACTGGAACCTTACTACTCACGCAACCCCAGATACATGGGCACAGTTAGCAATAACATTAGCGTCACCTGATGGTAATAACGGTTCGCCCGCTGAATTGGACGATATAGTTGCTTGGGAGTTTCAGGAATTAGAGTCATCAACAATATATCTATTTGATATTTTATACGCAAATATAGCTCAAAAAAAGATTTATATAAACCCAGCTACTATAGGAAATTATTTTGCCCAAACCACACCGAGAATAACATTTGATGGGGGGTTAACTGGAGAGTTTAGTGTACCTACTGATGATAGAATAGATTTGGTTTCTATAAATACAGATGGAGATATTACAATAACAGAAGGAGAAGATAAGGCATCGCCCAATGATGATGATATACCAGATTCGCCAACGGGAAATTTGCCAATATGTGCTGTATATTGTAAATCAACAATGACTAAAATAGTGGAGTATCATTATAAAGATGCCCATACTGATGATGGATATATATATAAAGATTTAAGACCTGTTATGGGTTCAGGAAACAGTGTATCTACAGACAAGGCAATTGCTATGGCTTTAATTTTTTGATAAAAATCTAAAAAGGAGGATAATATGGCAGCACCTAATATAGTGAATGTAGAAACAATAACCGGTAAAACAGCTTCTGTTGCTTTGACTACAGGCGGAGCGGATATTCTTGCTAATGCAGCGGCAAGCGGAAAGGTATTTAAGGTAAATTCTCTATATATAGCAAATATAGATGGAACTAATGCGTGTGAGGTAGACATCAAGGTGGGTGGAGAATATATTGCTAAGGATGTGGATATTCCTGCCGGTTCGACATTGGTAATGATAGATAAAGAAAGTCAAATATATATTGAAGAAAATAAAAAGATAGAAGGCGTGGCCGAAGCAGATAGCGATTTAATGGCAACAGTTTCCTATGAGGAGATTTCGTAATGGGAAGATATATTGGCAACAAACCTTTTGGTAAAATTACGGCTACAGGTGGGGCAACGTCTGAAAGTGGAGGATATAAATATCATGTATTCACAAGTTCAGGGACTTTTGAGATAACAAATATTATTCCTAATGGTATATTAAACATAAAAACACTTCAAGAAACTATTGATAATATAATAGGAGAGATAGAATATTTGATTGTAGCCGGAGGAGGAGGCGGCGGGCAAGGAAGCGGCGGCGGCGGCGGTGGTGGAGGATACCGGTCGGGGACATTAAAATTAACAACAGCAAGTTATGGAGTTGTGGTTGGGGCTGGAGGTGCGGGGTCAACAAACACATCAAACAAGGGGTCTAATGGTTCTAATTCATTATTTGGTAGTATAACATCAGTTGGCGGTGGTGGTGGTGGTTCTGAATTAAATGTTGCTGGTGATGATGGCGGTTCCGGAGGCGGAGGAGCAAATGGAGCTGGCGGTTCAGCAAGTCCATCAGGACAAGGAAATGACGGAGGAACTTCCTCCGCAACAGCCGGAGGAGGAGGAGGAGGAGAAGAAGAAGTAGGG